CCGTGCCCAGGTCAATGTAAAGCTGCCAGAGGCCGCCGTGCAACAGCCAGAACTTCCGACCGTTCGTTGCCCAGATGCCCCGCTTGTCGAACCGCTTCGGATACAGGATCGAAATCTTGGGCACTATCCCCGAGCCAATATGATAATTGGCCAACGCATAGCTCAGATTCGGCCCAAAGGTGAGCTGGTCGTCATCTTCCGCGACGGTTGCAATCCCCGTTATCCGTCGCGTCTGCGTCACGCCCTCCCTGCCATCGCCGTCGAATGTGACGTAGGCGTCGATCATTTCCCGCGGCCACGCGTAGGGGGCCTGGAGCTTTTGCAGGGCGTTGCCCCCCGTGACGTAGTTGTCGCTGTCCATGAACACGTCGTGAAACCGGGCACTGGTTATCCCGTAGAAGTCAACGCCCCAGGCCCCGGTAAGCGCGGTGCCCTCCAGATCCAGGCCGCTCGCAAGGATCTGTCTTCGCCCTCCCTCTCGTGCAATCCGTCCCCGGTGGATCACGTCGCGACCGATGATTCTCGACGCCCACTTAACGGACAGGTTCCATTCGTCGCTGGTCAGGTCGAGATTGAGGTCGGAATTGGCGAGTTCGACCTCGATCAGGCTCTCGTCGGCGTCAGGCTTGAGTCGTATCGGGGGCATGGGTCAGCCTCGCGCCGTCGCATACGGGTCCAGTTTCAGGCCGCGCTGCGGGCGCACCCGGCTGGGGGCGCGGTCCATCGTCGTGTTCAGCCATTCCTGGGCTCCGGCCCAGCAACGGCGCCGTTCGTCCAAAAGTCCGCCTCTCCGCGAAAGGTGCGTTCGCTTGGCCGTGTTCATAATGGCCACGTCAAAGGCGTAGAGGCTCTCCAGGCTTTCCTCGCACAGCTCCGGGCAGATTTCGTACAGTACGGTGCCGGTCGGAAGAGTCCCCCATGGGTGCCGCAGCTTGAACGTCCAGGTCGTTGCGTCGCTGTCGTAGAAGTAGTCCAGGATTTCCTTGACCACCGGGTAGTACAACGTGGCGGAATAGACGCGCAGCATCGATCCGTTGTAGTAGTCCGCCGACTTGATCATCTCTCCGTAGTTCGTCGCCGGCGTTCCCCCGACCAGCCAGCACCAGTCAACGTCGAATGCGAACGTGTCGGTGGCCGCCAGGCCGGTCACGGCGGCAAACTCGATGTAATCGTACGTTGCCGCGGTGACGGTCGCGGTAGCCCCTTCGACGGTGGTTGTTTCGTTCGTCGGCGACGCGAACGTGATCGTCTCGCCCAGGAGGGCGGGCGTGAAGTCGCCAGCGTTGGTGATCCGATTGGTGCCAGCGACTGGAGTGCTCAGTGTCCACGTGTCGTTGATCACGGCATCGACGGGTGCATCCTTGATAGCGGTCGCCGTGGCGTTGTGCAGGAGGACAGGGCCGCGCAGGTATGTGAGGGTCCACGTGCCCGCCTCCGCGCTGGTCGGGATGAGATTCAGGCGCAGGCTCTGCGACGGACTGATGATCTCAACTCCGAACTCGCGCGAGTACAGAGGTATGGTGTTCAACTTGCCCGTGATCACGTCAGGGTCGGAGTCGTCCCGGCGCTCCATACTGATGAACCGGCCAAAGCCGGCCGGCAGAGCGTAGTGTTGCCGGTTGGCCTCGATCTCGATCTCAGCCTCGGCCCGGCCAACCTCCGACGCATCACCGGCCATCGCCAGGATGTGGCTCCAGATTCTCCGTTGGACGGTGAACAGGTCGCGGTATTTCTTGGCTGGTGTCAGCCGGCGGGTGACGTGAGGGTCCAGAAGGTGGTCGTCCACCTCATCGTAGAATCTGTCCAGAAAGGCGTCCATGATCTGCCCATCAGCTTCCTGCCGGTTGCGTGTCCGAAAGGAACACCCTCGGGCGCCCGTAAGAGGTCAGGTTCAACCGGCGCATGCCGTCCACGACCTGCTCCATGGCCTCCTCGCGGCTTTTCTCTTCGCGCGCCCGGGCCGAAGCGTCGATGGCGTTCTCGACGGCCTGCTCGATTCTGTTGACGCCCCGACGGCGTCGCTCGTTGCGCGCCACGCGAAGCAAGCGGAGAAGGCTTTGCGTTGGCCGCAGAGGATTCCCCTCAGGGTCGGCCAGGGGAAATACCGCCCGCTTGCTGATCCATCCGCCGTTCCGTCTCAGCTTGCCGCAGACGTACCAGACACCCTGCGGATAGAAGCGGTCGGGGCAGCCGCGGGGATCCTTCGACTGTGGCGGGATGTACTGGAGCACCAAGCGCGGATCCACGCGTTTGACTCCCAGCCGGAACCAGAGCGGCAACTGCGTTGGAGCCATACGGTTCCAAGCCGGCCGGCGCGGCATAAACGACGAGCGGAAGCTGCGGTGGATTGCCGATAGCTTCCGTCGTCTGGCCGCACGGGGGTTACACGCGCTTACGGGCGCCATTCAGTTGCCTCTTTAACCGGCTCGCCGGTACGGGACAGCCGGCGGGTGTACTCCACGATGAGCTTGTCGAAGTAAATGTTCTCGGAGTGGCTGGTCTTGGTGTCCATCTCGACCATCAAAACCAGCTCATCCATGGCCAGGGTGAGCGTGTTGGCGTCGATGACGCCAGCCGCCGTGCGTTGCGGGACGTCGGCCGTACCGACCGGAACATCCGCAACAAGTGCGGTATCGAGTGCCGTCGAGGGCACCGCCAGAGCCGTCGTCTCGGTGTCCAGCGCCAGGTGGAAGACCTTCCAGAGCACGGAGCCCGCGGCACTGGCCTTCTGGCTGATCCACTGGACGTATACGCGGATGTCGTGCCGGCGATCCAGCTCCAACTCTGCCAGATCGAACTTGTGGACGATCCTCTGGCCGTTGGTGTTCATCAGCAGGGCCATGTGCCCGGTCGTGCTGACCTGATCGAGGACCGCGTCGTCGTCCAGGGCCGACGCCAGCACCGTGTCCTCGGTGATGGTTGCGACGGTGGCCCCGCCTTCATCGTCGAATACCTGATACGTCGGCGAGAGCTGCACCGTGCTGTCCGCGTCGCCGGCATTGACGGCGAGGAACCGCTCGGTGGCTTCCGCGGCGTCGTCGTCGATGTAGAGCAGGACGCCTTCGCCGTCTGGCGTGGCGTCGTATGTGACCTTGAGCATCCGGTTGCCGCTGGTCAGGAACACATGGGCGTCAACCGCGGCCGGAATGTTACAGAGCAGCCGATCGCCCTCGGTGGCGGCGTCATCGTCAAAGTAGACCGCGCCAATCCACAGGCCATCGATGGCCCACATGCCGTCCGCGGTGCCGGTCACGCCGCTGCCATCGCCGTCGGTCGGCGAGACGAACAGGAATCGCTCGGCGGCCGTAGCCCCGTCTTCGTCCAGATACACCTGAACGCCGCCGCTGGCCGCGTGCTTGAGCTGCATCAATCGGCCGCTCTTGAGGCGAACGTAGCAGTTGACCGCGTTGGGGTTGTTGACCAGGAATCGCTCGTCGGTGCTCGCGGCATCCTCGTCGAACGTCAGGGCCATCGCACCGGGCAGGTCCGCCGCCCCGTCGTTGTCGTAGATGTTGATCGTGTCGGTCGGCGTCGAGGTGTTCATCGTGCCGTCCGCGTTGGTCGGCGACACGAAAACCAGGTTGCACTCCTGGACGCCCCACTCGTTGACGCCCGCCACCGGCACGGCATAGACGGCAACGCCATTGCTGGCGGCGCTGTCATCGTCCTTCATCGTGATGGTCGCGTCCTCAACCGGCTTGTGTAGCACCGGCAGATTCAAGCTGCCCGTGTCGGACTCCACGTTGACCGTGGCGCCGTTGTCCATCTCCGAAACCAGCATCCCCTGCTCGGTGACGCCTCGTTCGAGCTGCAAGTAGACCTTTGTGCCGTTGGTAGCGGCGCTGTCGTCGTCCATCACGTTGAGGTCGAGCTCGGTCAGGGCGGTGCCGGTGATCGAAACCGTCTTTTGGCGCAGGCCGGTGAACTGAGTCACCGGAATGGCGACCTGTTTGCGCATCAGGTTGAGGATTTCGGCTCGCATTGCTGTCTCCTTTACCGCGTAACCGGGCGCGATCGAACCTGGTCTATCGCGTGGTCGGCTTCGGCCTCGTCGCGCTGGGCTCCAGGTACAGGGTGGCCATCAGCCAGCCCGCCTCGTTGGCGCCCTGCGAATCGGCCGCGATCTGGATCACCTCACCGGCATCCAGCTCCTCACCGACAATGTCGGCGTGCAACGTCTGCTTGACCGCCAGGATGTTGGCCGCCATGTCGGCCGTGGCCACCAGATCGAGACCCCCGGTCGCCGTATCGAGCGTGACCGCATCCAGATCCGCCGTGCCGCCGTGGTACGTGTAGTCCACCCGGGCGACGTAGCAGTTCCACGGCAGCTTGAACGCGTCCAGGATGAACGAGGCCACGTTCATGCCGTTGGGCACGTAGCCGCCGATGCGGACGATAACTGGCCCGTGCGGATACGGAGCCGCAGAGAGAGAATCACTTGCCACGATCACATCTCCTTTGTTGCGCGGTCGGTCGCCAACAGGCGGCCGGCTGCTCTTGCTCGGCCGACTGCCTTACGCGGCGGATGCCGTCTGCGTCGAATCGATACCGCGAAGGATAAAGTTCCCCTGCGGACGTGTGACCGCGAGCTGCATCCAGTAGTAGAAGTCGGCCGCAGTGATCTCGGACAACTGCGTCCCCACCGAGATGGGCCGGAAGATGCTCGGCATCCCCGGCACACCGCCCTGCTGTGTGCGCCACTGCACCATCAGATCGTTGGGGAAGTACCGGCGGAACGACGTTCGGTCCAGGCCGTAGATCGTGGATCGGCGACACATCGGTGACGCCAAACGCACGACCGACTTGCCGGCATACGAATAGACCGGCCCGCTGACACCGCCAGCGGCCGTGAACACGCCCGTCACCGGCGTCATGGCCATGGCCCGACGCTCCAGTTCGCTGTAGAGCGTCCAGATGGACGCCTCGGCGAGCATGACGTATGGCCCGCGATCCTCGATGCTCCCGCCCTGCGTTTGCAGGTCGAGCACCTTGTCGATCAGCTCGGGGGTCGGCAGGTCCGGGTCGTCATAGTCGCCATCGATGTACGCCTGGAGCTCCGGCACGTCACCGACGTCCACGCTGGTGTCCGGGAAGTTGCCGTCATCGATGAGCAGGTTCTCGAACCCGTTCGGTGCCATGCTCGGCGTGTTGTCGGTGGTGCTGGTTGCCGCAGTGTTGAAGTCCCACATGCCTTCGAGCAGGATGGAATCGTTGTCCACCAGCGTAACCGTTCCTTCGCCGATCTCGGCTTGGAAACCGACCTTGAGGGTGTGCGGGTTGACACCCACGCACCGCAAGACGCCGGGGCTGTTCAACGAGCCCGCCCTGGGCGTGTCGAACTTGACCGTGGTGGTCGCGGCCGCCACGTAGCGCTGGCCCGCCTTGAACCGGAATGGCGAACCGGCATCGACCGTCACCCAGGCCACGGCGGCATCGGTAATGGCCTGCCCGGCCGCCTGATTCAGCGTGGCCATAACGCCATCGCCGGCACCCCAGGCCAGGGCCACCGTGTTGTGGCGGACCAGCTTGGTGATGTCCTCCAGGTGCCCCATGGCGATCTGCTCGATGGGCGTCGCCAGGAGCTGGGCTTCGAGCGATTCCTCGCTCTCGACTACCTGGCCCTTGAGGCGGCGCAGGTAGCTGACCAGCTCCATGTTGCTCCGCGAGGGCGTCTGCATCGGATCCAGGCCCAGCCCGGACGCGCTGTAACCCATGATGTGGGCGTCGTTTGGCCCCATCAGGGTCGCCCGCGTCTCTCCGAACTTGGCGCCGGTCATCCGACCACCGCTCTGGAGCTGCACCACCCAACGGGCCTCGTAGCCGGCCTCGTTGCGCGACTTGGCGCCGGCACCGCTGACGCGGCCCACCTTCTTGGTGTTGCTGAAGCCCTGGATGATGCCCCAGGCGGGGTCTTCGACGCGTATTTCGAGGTTTGAAACCGCCGCATCGACTTTTTCGAGCAGGAGGTTCTGGAACCGATTGAAAGATGTTCCGGTGGGCATTGGTGCCGTCCTTATGCAGGATGCGATTGGTCACGAATCGGGCGAACCGATTCACGTCGCTTGCGACACCACGGTCGTATGTTTTGGGATGAGCGATGCGTCCCTGGGGCGCCTCGGCCCCTTATGGAATTGTCAGGCACCACGGCCCGGCGGGCACCACGGCCCGATGTGGATTACTACCCGAATATACACCACGTTTTATCCGGCGTCAACTGCGAAATTCGCGGCTGGCCATTTTCCGAGGATTTCCCCCTCCTCCTCGGTGTGGTACTGGAGCACTTTGAACGTGGCCTCGCCTACGGTCACATCGTACCCGCAGGACTCGGCAAACAGCACCAGATCGCCCTCCTCGAAGGGGCCAGGCAGGTCATCAGGGTTGACCTTGACGACAAACCCCATGGCCTTCTGCTGTGCGAATTTGTCGGGGACAATCAGCGTTTTGGTTGTCCCCAGGGTCTTTTCCGGGGGCACCTGGCGGACCAGGATGTGCCGGGCGAAGGGCTCGAAATCCTCGATCCGCAGATTCTCGTCGTCCAGGACCGTCTCCTGGTTCAATAACGCGTCAAAGCACGGCTTGATGGCCGCGTCCGTATCCGCCATGGGATTATCTCCGTTCGGTTAAGAATCTGCCCCCATCGTGGCAAGTGAGCCTCTCATGCCGGCCAGGAAAGTCTCCCGATCTATCGGGGCGTTGGGGTCTGGCTGTGTCATGCCCGGCAACGAGCCGCCGGCGGCCGGGGACGGAATGTGCGAATCGACGGTCCCGGCGGGTGCCGGCTGCTGGAATCCCGGCGCCGGCGTCACCGTGACGCTGTCGCGAACGCCGGGCTGGGCCTCTCGCGTCTGGTCGTCCTGTACGGCGGGCCTGGCCGGCGCGTTCGTCGTCGGGGCGACCGGCCCCAGGATGTCGCGCATCCGGGTCCATCGATTCTCGGCTTGCAGGAGCACCTGGGCCTGGACGCGGGCGGCCTCGTCCGGGCTCATCTTGTTTGGGTCGCGGCCCGATGCCCGTATGCCCTCGGCAACCGTGTCGGCGCTGCGGATGATCTCGTCAAGCACGCTGGGATCCTTCGCGGCCAGGGCGGCCAAAACCGGGAGTTGCTCTGCGTGGCCGGTGATCGTGTTGAGCAGGTTGGCCTGCCGGCTCATCTGTCGCAGGCGTTCGTGCATGGGCTTGATCTGCCCCAGTTCCCGCTCCAGTTGGGCCATTCGCGCTTCGGTGGCCGCGGGATCGGTGCGCCCGGGCGCCGGATCGGCCTCCGTGACCCCGAACAGTTCCTTGATGGCCTCGGTGTCGCCCTTCTCGACGCGGTCCAGCAGCTCCCACTTCTTGCGCTTGTCCTCGGGGACAGCCGACTCGGCCAATCGCTGATTCTCGGCGATCAGGTCGGCGACCCGCCCGATGCGTGTGGAGCCGTCGGGGTTGGTGATCTTGATGAACGCGTCGCTCGGTGCGTATTGCGCGCTGGGCGCGGCCGGCTTCGGTGGCTCGGCTGGTGGAGCGCTGGCCGGCTGGGCGGCTGGCGTGGCCGGCGTGGCCGGCGGCGATTCGGGATCTGGCATTGCGTTGTCTCCTATGCGACCCAGGACTGTGCGAGCCCGTCGGCCGTTTCCGGGTCAGCCTCGGCGGCCCACAGGCGTTGCTCGGTCTGATTCTGCTCGAACTCGGCGTCGGCGTCGTCAAACCGACTCACGGTCGGGCTGAAGTTGCCGACGAAATACTGGTGATACTGGAACTCTTGTATTAAGGCTCTTTGCACGGCCTGCGAGTAAGCCACGAACGGCGGATCGAGTATTGCGCTGCGCAGCATGTCCGCCGCCGTGCGATGATCCTCGATCTGCTGCCGGCCGCTCCTATCCTGATCCGCGGGGGCAATAGCCGGCTGGACGCCGTCGTTGATAAGCTGGTCGATCCGCCAGCGGATGCGTTGTTCGGTTTCGTCGAACATGACCAGGCCGGGCGGGTTGAGGTTCAGGTCGTACATGGCCTGCCGTAGTTCGCTGGCGCTGACCATCGGTGTCTTGCCGTCGTCGTTGAGCTGCTGTCGCAGGCCCATCACCATGTTCAGCATGGCCGCCCGGCCGTTGACCACCAGCGGCAAGGGTGACAGGTCCACGTCGTTGTGGCCGGGCAGCTTGTCGCGGGCCAGCACTCGCTCGCGGGCGATGCCATCGGTGCCGATGGCCTTGATTCGCTTCTCCTTGGGCCACACCTCTCGAATGTCCGCCAGTGCCCCGCGGAAAAGCCGTCGGTACGCGCGCCACTTGCGGTCCAGCACCGGTTGAAGTGGGGCCTGGGCGTTCATGTTCAGTAGTGACGTTGCCGGGCCGCCCTCTGTTCGACCCTCCTGTTGACCGAAGATGATGTCGCTGTCGTGACCGGCGGCTTGCCTGGCCAGCTCGTAGCAGCTTTGCAGAACGGACACCCTCTCGCGGTTGATCTGGTGGGGCGGGACAGAAAGCACCGGGCCGGTCTTGTCCTGCGGATCGCCGAACCGGAACGGCACCATGCCGTCGGTGGTGTTCTGGATGTCGTCGGCCGTGACCATGCTGCTGTTGTAGAACGTGAAGCCGCGGTTCTGCTGGGCGCCCTCGATCATCTCGCTCATCTGGCGGTTGATTTCGAGCTGCATCGACGTGATCTGCTCGCAGAATCCGTAGGGCCACCAGTCGTGCGGTTTCTTGGTGTAGTACACCGGCTGCAACGGCAGTTCGCCGTCGTCCAGGGCGATCGCTTGCCCCTGCTGGTCCGTGCCGCTCACGTAGCCGAACATCTCATTTTCGATGAGGAACATGTGCTCCCCGTGTGGATTGAGGTCCGTCGGCTTCATCCACACCCAGATGGCCAGGGCACCGTCGTAAGGCACGTTGTAGTTGAGGCCCTGCCCGAACGCCGTGAATCTCGCGTGCATTGAACCGCTTTGCGAGTGGGCCAGCGTGGTCATCGGGCGGGTCGGCTTCTGCCCGTTGCGTCGCTCGTACAGATCGTCCTGCATCTCCAGCCAGGACTGGGGCATGGTGACGGCCCGCATGACACCGTCCATGTTCTGCCAGGTCGTCGCGTTGGACGGAATCGGAAACAGATCACAGAACGGGAAGTAGCGCAGGAACACCTGATTGCGCTCGGGCGACTTCTCGCGCATCATGGCGTAGCCGCCGTAAACCAACAGTAGCTGGTTCATCTCGTCGTCGAGCGTCTCCAGGTCTATCTCGCGCACCCAGTGGTTGATTACTTCCTGGGCAATCTGGGCCTTGTAGAACGCCTCGTCCCCCTTACCGCTCACCGGCGTGGCCTGGACGCCCAGCTTGTTCGAGCCCACCCGGCCGAGTTCGCGGCGGTAGGCGGGTTCCATGACCGGAACCGCGGCCATCACCTCGCGATCGTCGTTCCTGGTCAGCGGCTGATACCGGCCCATGGCGTCGATATGAAACCAGTGGACACCGCTCAGGATGCTCACCACCTGCGTCCACCGGGCGCCGTGGATGGTCCGGGCACTGAGCCCCTCGTCGAATTGCTCGCGGATGCGCTTGGCGATCGTGCTGGCGGTGCCCCGATCCTCTCTTTTCAAGCCGGCGGCGTCGTCGGTGTTGGGCAATCGCCCGATCGCCTTGCCAGCTGGCTGCATACGGTTCAGAAAGTACCCGAGTTGGCTGTTGGGTGTTGCCGTCATGTCACCGTCTCCAGCAGGTTGCTCGCGGGTTTACCGCGCGACCCGCGGGGTTGTGGATCGGGTTTGGACTGCTGCCCGGCGGCCGCCTCGCGCTCAGTGACGGAATCGAGTGACCGCTGGTGTGCGCGCTCTTGCAGGTGCCCCTGGGCTATCCATTTCGGATCGCACAGGAGCTTCTCGGAGAACTGGGCGATGATGGTCATGGCATCGTGGCGCTGGCGGTCCTGCGATCGCGTGGCCGTCGCCGTTGTTTCCGTGGCCCGCTCCACGAGCCGCGCGAGCAGCCGGCAAAGGGGGAACGCGATCACCACCTGGGCGGCCAGAAACGCTATTACCAGAATCCCGATCTCGCTCATGGTTTACACTCTGCACAAGGCGTAAGGGTCCATGCGGCGCCGACGCCGCGGGGTTTCCGCCGGGCTCATCGCTTCCGCGGCCCGTTCGCGCATTTGCTCGGTCCAGGCTTCTTCGGGCACCAAGTGCGGCACTGCTTGCCAATCGACGCCTGCCTTCCGCCATCGCTCGAAGACTTCCTCGTTCTCGTGTACCGGCTCGGGTGGCGATCCGTGCATGGTCGCCAGGCCCTCGATGGCCATCTGGAGAGCGTCCGCCGCGTCGTCAGGGCGAGGCGGCCCTTCGTCGGTGTAGCGGTCGAGCTCGCGCAACAGCTCGACGAAGGACCGCTCGTTGGGGTGTGGTGCCGGATAGTGAGTCAGGCCATCCGGCGTGGACACGGACTGAAAGCGGGGGAAGAAGATCAGGTGTCGGCGATACAGCGGGCGCAGTGTGGCCAGGACGCGCAGGTGCTTGCCCATCGTCTGACAGCGTAGTGGCACGAGCGAGGGGGGCACCTCACCGCGCTCCTCCATGTCCAGCCGTAACTGCTCGGCCATGCGGTACACGACCTTCTGCATGGCGTTGGTGTCGAATGCCTGGCGGACGGCACCCCACTCGATACACATCGACATCGCCGTCTCCGGCCAGTCGTCGGCGATCTGCCGCTTGGCGACGCAGTCAAGCACGTACTTCTGTCGCTCCTGGTTCACGCCGACCATCGCGTTGGCGCCCAAACAGGCCCGCTTGCTCAACGAGTCGGCCAGGTCACATCCACCGCCGATGACCAGGCTGGCCAGGAAGTGGTCCCAGGGGACGATTGTGCCGGTCAGCAGATTCAGCATGTACTCGGCGGGCAGGCCGGGCTTGAACTCCGGCGACCGCGGATCGTTGAGGCAGTGCATGTACCCGTGCTTGTACGAATCCCGAATCAGGGCGAACTGCCCCTCACCGATAGGCTTGCCGTCGTACTCGGCGGCCACGTGGGCGGCACCCATGGTCTTGGTCTTTACGTCGTAGCCCTCGACGGAGACGTGGTCGCGCATGATCGAAAAGCGCTCGCCGCTCTTGCTGTCCTTCTGGATCATCCCGAAGTGGACCTTGTTCCAGTCCTCGAACTCCTCATCCAGATCCTCAGAGTCCAGAGTGGGGTCGATGATGCTCTGCAAGGCCCGAAACGCGAACGAGCCGGCCAGGGCGTTGGCGATCGTGACCAGCTTGCTGCCCGGATAGAACATGCCGAGCAGCTCGCCGAGGATCAGGTCGGTGAGCTCCTTGTTGTTCTTGGGGTTCAGCAGGGTCTTCTTGTCCTCGGGGTCGTCGATCACGCCGAAGATCGGGTGGCGGCCACGGTGGGGCTTCTGCCGGGAGTAACCGCGGAGGCTACAGAACGGGTGGCGCAGGAAGTCGAGCTGGCTGTCCTTCCACTTGCCGCCGCTGCGAGCCTTCTGGCTGTAGAGCTCGCCAGCCCCGCCGAAGTCGGCCTGGATCAGCTTGTTGTGCTCGATCGTCTGGCGGACCACGGCCAGTTCCTCGACCGTTCGCTCCTGGTTGATCTCCATCACCAGCATGATGGTGTACGGTCGCACGATCGGGATCATCGACCCGGCCTCATGGACCAGGGTGACGGTCTTGGTCGTGCCGCGTGGTGCGTGGATAGCCGTCTTGGCCGGCTCTGTCGGCTCCTTTGCCGGGCTCATGGCCGCCCGGAGAATGTCGTACTTGACATGCGAATCGCGGAAGTGATACCGGCCACCCGTGTACTCGTCCGGTTTGAGGTAGAACTCGACCCACAGCCAGTGCGCCGCGATGTAATTGTCCACGTCAGAGCACAGTTCGTTGGGCTTGGCGCGGTCGTACCAGGACTCCAGAACGGCGATGCGGGCATCCCGCTGCTGCTCGGGCGTCCCCTCGTCGTACTCGCCGGGCAGGTGAGCCGCGGCCAGGGTCGCCGACCGCACGGCCTTCTCGAACTTCTTGGCGCTCAGGTCGAAAACGCTGGCATCGAGGTAGTGTCGCAGATGCGGGTTGGGCAGCCGCTCAATCATCGCCCGATCGAGCGGACGCTTCCTCGGTGACGATTTGTGCCTGATCTCCACACTCACCGCTTCTTCTTCGCGTCAGCCTTCTTGGGCACGCCCGTCTTCGCTCCCGCCATCGTCGCCACCATCAGTTTGTGCTGCTTGCTGCTCTTGGAGGGCATGATCAGACTCCAGTTCGGCGATCAGCTCGGTCAGGCGGATGGGAAAGAACCGATACGGCGGCACCGGACCAGGGCAACCGGCCGAAAGCTCCAACATCTCAGCCCTGGTCACGATTCGACTTCTCCACCAGATCAGTGGCCACGACCTCTAACCCGGCGCCGGCAGAAGTGTCGCCCGCCGCCTCCGCCGGTTCCCCGGCCGAAGCTGGTTCGACGGTCCAGGCTGGTACAGCCTGGGCCTCCGAAACACCCTTGGCTGACACTCCGACGCCAGACCCTGCCGGATCCACTCCCCGTTCTTCCGCCTCACCAGGATCATCTCCAGGCAGTTCCGACACCTCGCCGTCCACCCGTGCCGGCTCCGACGCCTTAGCGTCCCCAGCTTGTGCCCCAGGGCCTCGCACTGCTCCGTCACCGTCGGCTTGATCACGCTGATCCGCACAGGAATCCTCCTGTTTCGGGCCAACCGGCCCCAGCAACCGCTCCCGCACCGCCCGCGGGGCCGGCAACGCCAGCGTCTCCAACACGTCCATGGCCACCAAAGGCAGCTTGATCCGCACGAACCGCGGATCCAGACCACCACGCCGACCATGCTTGGTAACCCCATCCGACAACAACGACACCCGCAAGACCGGGTAAACCGCCTTCACACCCTCCCGAAGCTCCTCAGCCAACCCCCGCGGGATAATCGCACGCGAAATGCCGAACATGAACTCGATCCCACGCAACGCCGAATCCACCAACGCCGGCAACGTCAGGTCCGTAACGTACCAACCCTCGTCACCACGAGAAGCCGCCAACGACCGCAACTCCTCAATCGTCCCCTGCTGGGTCTCAACCACCTCCTCCAAACCCCGAACCCGAGCCTCCATCCCAACCCCCCACTCACGACTGAAACGCGGAGGAGCCTTCTGAGACATCTTCGCCATCAAAAATCACTCCAAATAAGCGAGCCGAGAGCACCATGAAGTGGTCAAACCCGAAATCGTCTGCCCGTGGTGGGTGATGGCAACACCTCAAGACGCCATGATGCCCCGACTCAACACAAGTGTACCCCACATGATGACCAAAAGCAACATCGCACGAAAATGATGCCTAAACACACCACACGACGTGTTCCACGTGAAACATGAGAGCTGAGTTGGCCCCAGTTGAGAACCAGAGGTGACGAAGAAAAGGGTGTGCGAGGGTGAACCAAGGTGAAACGGAGAGAACAGAGAGAACAGAGAGAACAGAGCAGCAGCCTTTATACCACACGTTTATACCCGAGGTTTATACGCGGCAAAGCGAAACCACGCCCACAGAGCAGAAACGGCGGTTTTGGCAGAAATCTGGCCGGCAATATATCGGGGGGGAGGAGGATTCCTTTAACGTGGGGGCACGCGCGGGGGGGAACCCCCCCCTCGGAATCCCGACATTATGCTCGATCCGCGCCACGAGCCAGGAATCAGCCCGGCCAGCACGCCAGCTCGCCCGTTTGACCGCTGTTGAAGCCCCGTTACGGCCTTGTTCGGCCGATCCTGGCCTGATCGCCGCCGGAACACGAGCTTCGGCAGGGCAAGCCAGGTCGAACCATGCCGAGGGGGCATCGGATTGTCAATCCGATGGTCTAAAGTCAGAAGTGCAGACAGGCCAGACGCTTACAGACAGGCCGACAGCGGGCGGATTGGAAGCGCGACAGTTCCGCAACAGCTGGCGCGCAACGTTGCGCCAACCGGGGAGCCAGCCAACAGGCCCGAAACAGCGCCGGAACAACGGCAGAACAGCCCTCAACCTATTGCAGCAACACTGGCAAACATGGAGCTGGCCAACAACGAAGTCCCACTCTCCTTGCGCTTATAGAGTCTTACTATCATGCCTGTATGCACCGGAACGCCCCTCTTTGACTTATGAATACCCCCCTATACTACGTATAGGCCCCCAAAAAAGCTCGTTAGATTTTTTCGATTTCGGTGAGCCGAAAACTTGACATGACCCCGATTGTGGTGTATATAGATATTGAGCCCGCGATGAGCTGGTCATCCGGGCTCGTGGCCGGACGATGAGTTAGATCGTCTGACTGCCACATCCTACCAGCCCGGAAGGGTTTCCACAATGCAAGCCTATTCAGATCCTACAAGGGCGGACGAACCGCACACCTTGCCAATCGCGAACACCCCCAAACACTGCGTCATTCGACGCGCCGACTACCGTTACAAGTCCACCAGCCCGGTTTTGGACGGCTGGACGAACAACCCGTGGATGGCCCGAGTCTACTTCGACGACTACGACGACGCCAGCCCGCTCTTGAGCCGCTGCGTCCGAATCAATCTATCCCGCCGTGGCCTGGCCGAGCCGTTCGCTGAGCGCGCCCGGGCCATTGCCACCGATGCCGGCTGTGACGGTCAACCGATCGAATGGTACGTCAAGCTGGCGAAAACCCACCGCAACAACATGCGCGCGATGCTCCAGGACATCGCGAACGGGGCCACGATATGACCATAACCGAAAAACGCTATCGCTGTCGTCGATGCGGGCACATAAGTCGGCAAAAAACGAACCATTACGGGCCAACGTGGTCCTATGGACACTACAACACCTGTCCGAAATGTCCACCGTGGGCAAAGTACACGGAGTTCGGCGGACAAACGATATGGGATTGTGTAGACGAGCAGGGGGCAACTGAACCGGCTGGGCCGATGCCGGCTAACCGAAAGGCTGAACGATGAAGAAGATCACGATCACGATTGAGACAGGGAGCGCGGCATTCGGCCCAGACCCCGAAGTTGAAGTGGCGCGCATCCTAGCGGTGCTGGCTGAGCGTTTCCGGCGCTACGAGCACCCCGAGATTGTCATGGACTACAACGGCAACACCGTCGGCAAGGTCGAAATCGAGGATTGACCCCTTAGCCCGGTGCCAGGGCGAAAAAGTCGGCGCTGACAAATGAATAGTGCCCCCGCGCCAGGCGAGTGGCGCAGGGGCGGTGCCAGCCAAGGCGTACTTGGCCAGCACTTATGAACATACTCGCCCGACGAGAATCGGGCAATGAAAACGGACCTACCATCATGGGAAGTATACGGGAACTACAAGAGCGGGAACTACGGGGCACATGCTCTAGTTTTTACAATAGGGCACCTGCGTGTCTGGTTCAGCTACCAGACGCCTGTAGCCTTTGCCGTTGGCAACGCGGACCCCATTGTACGCCGCAACGGCTGGGGACCGACGACCGGCAAACACCTAAACGCCATCGACGGGGGCAACAAGAAAACGCGGCTGCCCGGCGACGCATTCGAGGCCCAATTGCGGGGCGTTTTAGCTGAGACCACCTAACCCCCAGCGCCCGACGGGCAGGAGGAAATCAATCATGGGAGATCGTGCATTAGTTGTATTCACAGATCGGAACGAGACCAACTACAGCCCGGTGGTGTATCTGCACTGGGGCGGCAGCGATGTGTTGTCACTACTGGAAGCAGCGTCGCCGCGAATGCGCACGGGCGACGTTTGCTACAGTGCGGCGCGATTCATCGGCGTTTGCCACGAACAGATGAACGGGCACCGCGGGCTGGGGATTTTCAACTCCCCGACCGGCGACGACGCCAGGGAGGTTATCCGTAGCGATGATTTTTCCCACGGTGACGCGGGCGTATTCCTTGCGAACGTGGACACATGGATAGTGCAGGCATGGCACGGCTACGGTTTTGGCAATGGAGGTGATCACCCCACGCCTGACCAGCCGCACACCATGCCGCTTGACGCGTCGAAAGTACCAACGACGTGACGACGCCTGAAATCCCAACCCGAACTAATCCGTCCCAGGATTAGTATTGCCGAGAGGCAGAAGGAGAAAATGATGCCAGTTATTACGCCAGACGATGCAGCGGGAGTGAAGCGATCGTGCCGTAAGTGGCAGACGCTATACCCATTGCAGTACATCGCGACATGCAAGCGAGGGTGCCACGGCGCCCCCGGAGACACCTACGACGACGCCTTAAAGTTGCAGGCTGGCTTAGAGGCAGACTGCCAGCGTGACCGCGAGAGCGACGACGACAGATGACACCAGGGCATTCGGCGCTGGTGCCGATTGAACATTTACCCCCCGAAGGCAGAAGGAGAAAATGATGAACATGGACAACGAAATTGACGCGGCTATCCGCATCCGAGGTGGCTGGGCATTTATGAGCCGTTGGTTCATTCACAGGGATGGGGATGATCGCGTAGAGGTTATCACCCCTACGGAGTGGACCGCGCAGGAGGTCTTGTCACACCCACAGGTCAGCGGGCTGGGGCCGCAGGGTTTAACTAGGGATGTGTCCGTAGTGGTAATCGCAAACCCCAGCTAACCCCCAGCGCCCGAAGGGCAGGAGGAAATCATGGCCAAAAATGAACAGTACACGGTTCAGCAAATTGATACTCGCACACGCATAGACCGCGAATCAGGCAGCCTAGATGTGTACCGCATATTTTTCGTGACCAAGTCTGGTGGCACGCCCCACACTGTTAATGTCAGAGTTAGCCACAGCGGCACCCCACAGTCGGAGCGATGCGACTGCCAGGGCTATCGGTATCGGCGTACCTGCAAACACATCACCGCCGTCTATGATGCGGGTGTTTTGGTTGCAGACCCAGAATGGTAATCATTTACCCCCCGAGGATGCAGCTCCCCGGGGGGCGTTGGCCGGGCCGGTGTGCGACCCAGCCACGAACAGGATAGCTGCCCATGGAAGCAGACACAATGACTACTGTTGAAACAGGCGAATGGCTCTGCCGTTGTGGGCGTGTGCTGACCGACGAAATCGCTGCCTGCCCCAACTGCCTGACCAGGCGCGAGCATGGGGAGGATCTGGCCGTTCGCCAAGAGCTGGTGAAGCGCGTCCGAGGCGAGATCGCCGACGGAACGTATGAGACGCCCGGTAAGGTGGTCGTGACGGTACGGCGCCTTCTGCCGGCGGTCACGGTGGATACTCGGCCTGGCAAGCCCTGCGTCATCTGCGGAACTGAAATCCCCCTGAGTGACGAAACCGACACGTGTGTCGGTTGTGAGATTGGAGGCTGACATGACGATCAGACGATACAAGCCCACCGAGATGTGCGAGGTGTGCGGTAGCAAATGCTGCAAGGAAATACCCGGCACGTTATATCCTGAGCAGGTTCGCCCCCTGTCGGCTACGACCATTGCGGAAATGCTGCGAACGGGCCAATGGTCCATCGACTGTTGGGAGGGCGACGTGATCCCAGATGGCGGCCTGGGTCACGTTAAGTATCTACGCCCGGCAACCATGACTGGGCGGAACACCCACTTTGATCGATCATGGGGCGGGGTGTGCGTGTTCCTCGGTCACAATAGCTGCAAGCTACCATGGGATAATCGCCCACTCGGCTGCCAGATGCTCAAGCCTGGACCAGCCCCTGGCATGTGCTGCATCCCAGGTGTTGAAGAACCCAAAAAGCACGGTGCCTTAGCATGGCGACCACATCAAGCCCTGTTAAGAGAAGCCCTGATGATAGCCGAGGACTCCGAAATCTGCCCTGCATGCGAACTAGGAGAATAACATGAGCGAGACGAAACACACGCCAGGGGCGATACGAGCGGCCACAGCAATCACCGAGATGCTCGGTAATCTCTATAGCCCCGAGAAGGTTGTTGATCCAATCGCTGAAATCATCGACCGCGCAACCGCCGCCCCCGAGATGCTGGAGGCAGGGCGGGGGTTCTTGCATTGGTTCTACGATCACGCAGCCGGCGCCGGCCACCTGCCCCCGCAATGGTGTGAACTCCGGCGCGCCATCGCCAAGGCGGAAGGGGTGACACTGGAGGATCGCAGTGAAGTTCAAAGCCGTTGACACGATCCTGTACGTGCATGGGGGCGCCTTCGCACCTGCTGCTGAGCAGACGGCAGCGCTCTGGGCGTGGGGCAAGGCACAGCAGGGGCGATGTCGCGTGCTCCGCGATCGCGACGACGAACCCAAACGCGGGACACGTTGGCGTCGCCACCTTGGTCGGATGGTAGGTGGAGGGCATGTCCACCGCATTGCCATTTATCGCCTCGCCTGTCTATCCTACCGTGCGCGGGAGATTGCCAAGTTTCTGAGGCATTGCCATGGTCATGGAGTCGAGGTCTTCATCCTTGGCGATGGCTGGAAGATACCTCCAGATGCTCGCGGGGAACGGGTATTGCGCTTCCTTGAGGATGCAGTCCGCTGGGAGCTGCGGAAGCCAACCCTGGCCCGACGGAAACCCCGCCGGCCGGTGAACATCGAGCATCTTCTCCAGTACGTCCGTGATGGCATCCTGAGCCTGCCGCAGATCGCCCAGGTGATGGGCGTGCCGACGATGCGGGTCCGCCGGGCGATCGCCAACCGTGGCGGCGTCCGTGCCCACCGCTACTGGCGGCGGCGGCGGATGACTCGCGGCCAGCGCTCGCTAGTTCAAGAGGCAGTTGATTTTCACGTGGCCGTCCGCGAGAAGGGCGGCCGACCGAAATGGGAGTACCCCGATGGAATCGTCCCGACCAAACCTCGTACGCGACGCTATCGGCGCCGAGCTGGATCGCGTCGGCGTCAGTCAGCGCACGCTCAGCAGGCGCAGCGGGATCAGCCAGGGTAAGGTCAACCAGTACGTCGGCGGCCGCGTCGATGTCACGACCGCGAACGCCTCGAAGATGCTGGCGGCCCTCTCGCTCGCTATCGTGCCCCAGGAACGTTTGGGGCCGACCCAGACTGCGTCCGAGCCCAGCGAAGCCGCTGACGGCTCTGTATGCGTGCGAGACGAGCGTTCTTGAGGCCGAGCCGACGCGCCCGACAAACTCGGCGCGACAGATCCGCAACAGTGTCGTGGTGCGGACATGGCTTATCGTGACCTTGCGTGACCTTGTGTGACCGAGCTTGACCCGTTATGGCTAGGTACACGCCACAACAACGTGTCAGGAGTGCTTGCCCCTTGGACTGTCGATCCGAAGGTTGCGGGTTCGATTCCCGTCGGCCTCGATCATAAACCCCCTCAGCGACAGAACTTAGGGCTTTCTCCTGGCTTGTACGAAATCTCGTCACAGACGCGCGGCGCAGATCCGCGACAGTCAGGAGGCTCATCGTGCACTGGCGAATCGTCTGGATTCAGACTCGGCAACGCAAGACGCTGGTCAGCTACCAAGTGTGCTTCTGGGACAGTGGGGCATCGCCCCCAGGGCGACGGATCAAGCGGTCCTTCCGGCATGAGCGCATGGCCAAGGCTTATGCCCGCCGCCTGGAGCTGCACCTGAACGGCCAGGGACCGGACCCGGAGGCCGACCACTTCCCCGCGGCTGAAGGCCCCGAAGCCGCCGGCACGCCCTGGCCCGAGGCCGTCGAGACCTGGCTGGGGCGCGGGGGCCGTCGATCCAAGACCACTGCCAGCTACCGGAGTATCCTCGCGGCCGTCGGGCGGGGCCTCGGCCAGCCCAATGTCGAAGCGGTCTCAGAGGCCACGCTGGCCGATTACCTCACCACTGTGCACCGAAGTGGTGCATCCCTGGCTACCGTGGCGGGCTACGTCCGCGTGCTGGGGCCATTCCTCGAAACCCTCCACCCAGGCCCGTCGCCCGTGACCAAGGGGATTCGGGCCGCGTGGAGGCCCTATAAGACGCGGAAGAAGGCCCGTCCTCACTTCTACACCGCCCAGGAGTTCACCAACCTCATCGCCCACTGTGAGGCCATGGTGCCCAAGGGGCGAACCTACCGCAACGGCCCCTGGTGGACGGCATTCCTGACGTTGCTCTATGAGTGCGGGGTTCGGCTGGGCGAGGCAAGCCACCTCATCTGGCAGGATGTGGACTTCGAGAATGGCATCATCACCATCCAGCCCCATACCCGGTTAAAGGGCATCACCGACTGGACCCCCAAGGACCAGGCGAGACGCTTCCTGCCCATGTCCGACGACCTGGCCTCTCGGCTGATCGTGCTCCAGGAGCGTCAGCCCGCCGGTATCCCGTATGTGTTCCTGGGGGCCGATCGGTATCAGCGGCTACTCAGCCACGGCCTGTGTGCCTCGGGGGATCTACTCCACGGCATCCACAAGCGATTCGTCGCCATGCGGGCCAGCGTCGGCATCGTGGACGGAGATCTCCACAGCTTCAGGCGAACGGCGATCACCAACTGGGCACGTGACCCGAACCTGAAACCCAAGGATGTGCAGCTCCTGGCCGGGCACCAGAGCATCGTCACGACGCTGGAAATCTACGCCATGGTTGACGGGGATGATGTGGTGAAACGGGCGCGAGGCACTGGGTCATCTCATTCCTCCAGCGCCTTCAGGGCTTCGTTGATCGACTCCGACGTGTAGTAGTACCGCAGACCAACCTTCATCCGTCTCAGAGACGGTTGGTTGCGTTCGGCCCGGCGATTGTTCGCCTCGGCCCATCCGCGCACAAACCGGCGGCGCGCCGCATCCGGCGTGGGGGCTTGGTCGGCGCCGGGCCAGAGTGCCGCCGCCTCATCGACAGACAATGCGCTGATCACGTCTGTACTCATTTACTCACCACCTCGAACTCGACAACCTCGACCCAAGAATTCACGTCCCAGCCGTAGCCGCGCTTGGCGTTGATGCTATCCCACAAATCCTGAAACGCCCCCCGCAATGCCGTACAGCCAGGCCGGCAAGTACCATAGGTGCGCGGGCACACAGGACACACCACACCTTCTGCCATGATGTCCATGTCACTTATCCCCGACACCCGCTCGTACCGTGCTCCCGTTCTGCGCAGCGTGATCCGGCTGGCCCAGCGAGGCATGAACCTCGACGAACGCTTACGTGCGCTAAACTCCTGCGCGCATCGCCGCGAATCAGAGTCCATCGACGCATCCCACCCGACCAACCGGGACCGGCCCTCGTAATCTTTTACGTTGCCTTCTTCGGGGGCAAACGCATACGGATCATCACACATCCACCATGTCTCCTTGACCCACAGCAGATGGCCGACCTTTCCGTAGGGGGATCTGAACCACGTCGGGTAAGTACCGTTCGGATCCGCCATGTCGTAGAAGACGGCACCCGCATCGCCCAGCCACGCTTTCGGCGTGCGGCCCAGATGCCACGTGGGATCGAGCCCACGGATTGAACGCCGCGTCTGCGCCTTGCGCCCGTCCTGAATCGCCCGCACCATCGGCCCACTGAACAGAATCGGATGCCACAATGGCTTACTGATCATCCAGCCATCTCCTTGGCTCGCCGCTGTTTGAACCAGTACACACATAACCCGATCGCGTCGGCTATATCCCCGCCGGAATCAGTCTCAATCCGGTAGGCTGGCAGCGCCGCCGCAATTACTCGCTGGCGTGTGCGCTTAGGCACGCCGTTTGTCCATCGGTTCTCATACAGCGACGTTACGCTGCTCGCGCCCAGCCGTTCACAGCAGGCGTTCCGGATCGCGCCAACGGCCATACCATACGTGGCCAGACCAGCCCCACCGCCGCCGTGCCGCCTGCCGATGTGCCCAGTAGTTACCTCAATCACAACCCTGGTGATTCGCTGCTCAGACAGGATTCCCGTGACCTCGGACACCATCTGGTCGATTCGATCAAGGGCGGGATCGCGACGGTTCTCGCCCGTGAGGGCGCCCGCCTCGACAAGATTGGTCGGACTCGTCATCACGGCGTAACCCGTGCGCGTCGAAGACGGGTCGATGCCAAGAACGCGATCAGTCATCGTCGTTATTGCCCTCGCCCTTTGACTCCTGGGTGTCAGCGTCGCCAATGCGGGCGAGCCCAACCTCTCCCTTCTCGCCGGCCAGCTGGCCCAACACGTTGGGATCGATGCTCGATCGCGGGAACACTAGGCTACACGACCAGTGATCGGGGAAGCGCCGGTAGCTCGCGATCTCGCCAACGCCGGAGCACGTGACGGCAGCGGCGTCCATCACTTGCTGGCCCTCGGCGTCCTTCTTCGAGCCGGGCACGTACTGGAGCTTTGCCTGAACCTGGGCACCGAGCAGTAATTCCTCGGCGAGCTCCGATCGCATGTCGTCAGCGTCGATAGACAGACCGATCCGAGCAGTGCCAGAGAGCGTAACACTCCGGAACTTCACCGGGATCTTGTGGGCAGGGGGGTTCTTGCTCATTGCAATTTCCTTTCTGGGCGGCAATCCATGCCGCTCTTTGCGCCCTCGCTCTTACGAAAACTCGGCCACAAGCATTCCATGACGCCGCCAGTCTCGATCAGCCGATCCGTAATGCTGGGGTCCAGGCTGGCGGTTAGTGCCTTCGGTGTCAGGTTCCCGATCACGATCGTGTCGTGCATGTCGTCGTAGCGCTTGTCAATCAAGAAGGCGAGCATCAGATTCTCGAAATCGGTCTCGCCACGCTGCTGAACCTCGTCAATCACCAACAACTGCGGCTGCGTGAACTCAAGGATCGCATCCAGTTCCGACTGCTCCGGGTTCGTGTACGTTGCCCGGATCCTCAGAAAGATTTCCATCGCCTTCACGTATCGACATGATCGCTGCCCTTTGCAGGCCCACGTAACCGCATGAACCGCCATCTGTGTCTTCCCGGTTCCGCGACTGCCAATCAGGGCAACCAGACAGCCGGAGCCGATCAGCCCACACAGTTTGTCCCGCGCATCCAGCCATCGCCCCGGGGTGTCTGTGGTGTCAGCATTCCGCACATGCCGGCGAGGCACGCCGGTCTGAGCCAACGCCGTAGACACGTCAGAGTTGCGGCAACGGTTTATCTGGCTCGGGATACTCTCCCCGATTGGCTGAGGCATCGCGTGCTCCGCATCTGCGCGGCGGGCCGTTAGCCTCGCGTTGGCCCGACCGAGCCTGTTTCGGCTTGCGGAACTGGTCGTACCACTTGAGCAGGGCCTCGGGGCCGAAGGCGACCCCCTCCCACTGCTCACAGCATCGGTCGTAGACTCGTCGCATTTCATCTGGCGTGGCTCCCTTAGCCTTGAGGTCCGCAACATTCCGGCCCACGCGACGCTGCTCCTGCTTCGTCGTCGGGCCCAGCCCAAACAACTCCACGAGCGTGTCCCAGATCAAATCGCGCCGTCGCCCCTTCTTAGATTCCCCGCTAAGTTGAGATTCCTCAGGGAATCCCTCCGAAGAGGACGGGGAAAGAGTTTTACTCCCCCCCATAGTCCCCCCCTCAGGGGTTGGTTTATACCCACCTTTAACCCCCCCTTTAACCCCACCATTGGCGCGCCCTTTATAGGTAGAGCCCCGGAGTGCCGGATTCCCGCCACCCTTCCTGCCTGCCGCTACGCACTTCGCCCGCGTTTGCTCCTGCCGCACGATATGCCGGGAGTACCAGACCCCGGTGGGTGTGATTCCAGGTACACCGGCGGCTCGGAGTTCATGTAACAGGGGATCAATCTCCGCAAGTGATCGGCCGACCGCCCAGGACAACCGATCGCCGGCTAGGGGACCATCTCCCCATTGCAGGAAACCGCGATGCTCGTTCTTGTGCATGAGACAGATTAATCTGATCCACAGTCCCTGAGCTGCGTATGAACAAGTGCCCAGCCGCTCATCTGAGAGCCAGGCATCCACGTCGAATTGCAGTATCGAAGCCTTGGCCATTCCACCTTACCCGTCGAAACAGACTCTCGCCCCTGGTTGCCGACCGCGCCGCTCCTGCTCGACGTTCTGGTGCCAGTCGTCGCGGGAGGTTGGCCGGTGTTTGCGCTTGCGAGCGGCGGCCCTGATCTTGTCGGCGTGGGGGCAAGTATCGAGGTGTTTGAGCAGCACCCGGTAGATCGGGGTGCCCGCCGCCAGGACAATGCCCTCGTCTCCCTTTGGCACCAAAGTACCACGGCGCCACTTCTCGGCTTTCCAGTCCCAGGCCAGGACGGAGCCAACCGTGCTCGGTAGGAGTATCCCAGGCGGCCAGTCGAACGGCACGCTATGGCCCCCGGCCTCAAAGAACTCGATCATTCGCCCGCAGGCGCGGCAGTTTGACATGATGCTTCGGGCTCCGTCCCGCTTGACTCGTTCCCACCTAGTACCATCTGGCCGGCCGCGCCCGCCGGCGCTTGCTCCTCTTTTCCCCGAGGAGGAGGGGTGGTCAGGCCACGGGCGATGAACCGCACCAAACGCTCGAAGGCACGCGGGGAAAGGTCGCCTGTCTCACAGAACAGATCGTGCCATGTGTCGTCGCTGTCCATCCGCTCGATCGCGACCCGGAACTGTCCGATGTTCTGTGTGGTTCTAAACACGTCACATCGCCGGAGCGTCTCTAAGCTCATTCGCTGGCTCTCCTTTGGCTAACAGGTTCGCTTCGGACAAAAAACGCGAGGGCAGGCGCTTGTTCCGGCCCTTCGCCTGATCGCAGAATCGTCGGAAATGGACGATCAGCCGCTCCTTCGCCCTCGTCATGGCAACGTAGGCCACGCGCCGTTCCTCCTCGACGCCGGCCGACTCCCGCAGCGACATCGCGCTTGGCAGCGTGCCCTCGTTGCACTCGACCAGGAGCACGACGGGCCACTCCAGGCCCTTTACGGTGTGAACCGTAGCCAGGGTGACGCGATTGTCAGCACGCAGATCGTCTTGGGAATCGCGGCACGCGTACTGGGCCAGCGCGTCTCCCACTCTCCGGTTCGGGCACCACGCCTTCCACCAGTTCTGAATGGGCTTGATGCCAGCCATGGCCTCGGGGGGGATCTGGTCGAGGGCTTCGTCGAGTTGGCTGTCCAGCGTCAACTCCCCAAGATTCGCCAGCCACGAGTCGGGCACCAGCGATCGAAAGGCGGTCAGGCTCGACGCGCCTGTTCGGCCAGCCTCGGCCCTGATCTGAGCGTGCGTGTAATCGGTCCCCCCCACCCAGGGAGACAGGCGCATGAATGCCATCTCGTCGCATGGATTGACCAACAGCCGTAGGTATGCGTGGACCCGGCGGAAGGCCGGTTGATCGCAGATGTCGAACCCGGTGCCAACATGATGGTGGGGCACCCCGGCTTCTCGGCAAAGCTCGGCGAGCCGGCGCAGCGTCCGGTGGTTACGGGCCAGGACAGCCATGTCGCCCCAGCCAAAGCCCACATGATTGAGATCGGAGAGCAAGGACACAATGTCGGCACAGCGGCCCAGATGGCGATCGACGGGGGCTATTCGCTCATTAGCGCAGAGCATCGGCTTGCACAGAGGGTCGTTGTTGTGACTGATCAATGCGTTCACAGCCTGCACAACAGGTGCCGGACAGCGGAAGCACCGCTCCAGATCGAAGACCTGGGCATCCTGGTGCTGGTCCGTCATCAGGCACGGGTTCGATCCCCGGAAGCCATAAATCGCCTGCCGACGGTCGCCGACCATGAACAGCTCGGCCGGGGGGGCGAAGAACGACAGCAGCCGGTGCTGGATCGGGTTGGTGTCCTGAGCCTCATCGATCAGGACGTGTCGGACCCGCCCCCTGTAGTCCGTCAGGACGGACGGGTTTTCGCAGAGCAGCTTCGTGGCGTTGAGCACGAGCAGCCCGTAATCCAGGGCATTGGCCTCGGCGAGCGTGCCCAGGTAGGCGTGGATGATCCGCTCGCAGAAGTTCGCGCCGGGCTCCTCCGATGGAGCCGGCATCTCGCCACGGGTGTAGTATGCGTCGAGGTATCGCCGGATCTTCCGTAGTGAAAGCTGGTGGCGCCACTCGGGTTTAGCCTTGAGCTTGACATAGCCGAGCTGCTCGGCCGCGGTGAGCAAGGCCATCTCCGAATCGGCCTCGTCGATGACCGTCGGGCAGCCACGGTAGCCGATGAGATGCCCGTGCTGGCGAATCATGCGCAGGGCCACGCTGTGGAAAGTGCCCGCTAGCATCTCGCGGACCATCGTCTCGGCCTTCTGCGGAGTCTCGCCGGCTTCGACCAGCGCCGCCTGCACACGCCCAAGCATCTCGCCGGCCGCCCGCCGCGTGAACGTCAGCACCATCAGGTCCGACGGTGACGCCCCGCGATTCTGCAAGAGGTGAAGTATCCGGGCCGTCAACACGCGCGTTTTACCAGAGCCCGCACCAGCGACGACCAGCGTCTCGTGGGCCTCGCTCTCGACAGCCGCCCGCTGCTCATCCGTGAGTTCAATCATCGATCCATCCTTATGCTGTGATGGCAGTACGGCGGCTCAGGGCCATGACGTTCCAGCCTTCGATGCTGACCACCTGGGGCTCCGTGTGGCACGCGGCCACGAGAACCTGCATCTCGCCCTCGACGTGGCGCAGGGCACCGGCGAGGCGATCCATGTGGTCTTTGTCCAACTCGGCGGCCTCAATCAGCAGGAGCTTCAACGGGGGGTCCGCCAGCTTGACCAGACTGTACGCCAGGGCCGCCAGGAAGATCGTGCTTTCGCCACCTGATAACCCAGCCAGCGATACCCGTTGCCCGTCGCACACCCAGCCCAGTTCAAAGATCGCCGTGCCCCGCTCGTTTGCAAGGGCGCAGTATGCGGCGCATCCCGGCATGGCAGCTTTGAGGATCGAAGCCATGTTGTTGATCAGGGGCGCGACGAGAGAGTGCATCAGGGCTTCGCGGCATGCCTTCGCCGCCAGTTCCACGGCCTTGCCCATCTCGACGCTTGCAGTGGCTCCCTCCGCATCAGCCGAAGCGTTGTGCAGCATCTTGCTGGCCTCGGCCGTTCGCGTGGCTGCGGAGATGGATGCTTCGAGTTGGCCTATCCGCTCGCGCAGCGCCTCCCGCTGCTGCTCCAGCGTTTCCGTCGGCACAAGGCCACCCTCGGAGTCGAGAGCGTTCAAGCGAGACTCTGCGTCGGCTCGGGCCTTTTTCCTCCGGTCGATCTGGTCGGCGAGTTGTGCCAACTGCTCTGCCCGCCGCTGGCACTGCGAGCGAAGCTGGCCGCCCTCCTGCCCCAGGTCGCGGATCTCGTTCTGGACTCGCGACTGCTCGGCCAATACCTTGCCAGCCTCCCCCTCGGCATCGTGCCACGCCTCGACCGCTGCGGTGCAATCCTGTCGGGCGGCGTCCTTGTCGCCAAGGGCAACCTGGGCCACGTTCATGGCGGCCTTGATCTGTATCTGGACTGCGCCGTGCTGCTCACGCAGTCGCTCGATGCGGCTCGGGTCGGCCTGCTCACCGAGTACCAAGTCCAACTCGGCGACGGCCTGCGCCACGTCGGAATTGGCGGGCTGGTCTTGCAGACCTACCTTGATCCGCTGCCAGGACTGGAGTGCCCGCGTCCACGGGGCCTGCTCCAGTGCCGCGATGCGGACCAATATCTCCCGTGACTGGCCGGCGAGCTTCTCGTGCTCGTTCGCCGCGGCCGAGGCGGCTTCGGTGGCATCATCTCGTCGCTTCTCAGCATTGATCGCGTCCTGCCGCAAGCGAGCAATGCGCTCACTGTCAACCTCTGGAAGCGTCTCGCGGAGATCAGCCGCCTGTTGTTCTACGGCCAGGGCATGGGCCATGTGACCCGTGTACTCTACGTCGAGGCTCATCAGCTCGCGGTATTGCTTTTCGCCAGCAGCGACCTGCTCGGCGAGCATGTCCATCTGGTCGGCGAGGCTCGTCCGCGCAGTCGCCCGGCCCTCCTGGTTGGCGATCTGGCCGACCAGCTCGGCATCTTGGTGCCGCGCCTTCTGGAGATCCTCCTGGAGCTGCTCCACGCTGCCACCGATAGGCGGCGCGTCCGCCGGGCCCTCGCTCAAATGGCGAGCAGCCTGGTGAGCAGCGTCAGCCTGTTGCTTCGCTTGATTCGCCTTCGAGCGGGACCAGGAGATCGCTACGTCGGCCGCTGACGCACGGTCGCTGCAATGGCTGACGACCGCCGGCAGTTGAGCCAGATAGCTGTTCAGGGCCAGCGTCTCTGCGGGCGACGCGTGCGCGCTGTCGATGTGGTTGTTGATGGCCTGCACGAACTCGTGGACGTCAAAATCACCGGACGCCTTGGCGCACAGCTCGACGACAGCCGCCCGCTGTTTCTCTAGCGAGAGCGACGTGAACGCTGCCACGTCCCACATCGGGGCGAAGTCGCCGACGATCTCACCCAGTCGCTCTTGCACGCGGCGCGTGCCTTTTTCGTTGACGCCGGCCACGAAGAGGTCTTGGCTGACGGTTGTGCCATTTGACCGCACATGCCGTTCGATCAGCCGACCATCATTCAACGTCACCGAGACCGAGCACCGGCCGTTAGCAGCGTAGAGCAGGGCGGCATCGTTCTTCGAGCCAGCCGGAGTCACCCCCGTGATGGCAAACCTCGTAGCCAGCAGTCGGGCCGTCTTGCCCGAGCCGTTTGGCCCGAGCAGGAGATTGAGCTGGCCGAGCTTCTCGCTTGCGGTCACGCCCTTGAAGGCGTTCAGGGCAAGGCTGTCGATGTGCATGGTGGACCTTTCTAGCGACTACTTGTGTGACTTGTTGCTACGACCCGAACCCCTGGCGGGCGGCTCCATCTGCGGCATCGGCCCGTCGTCTGGCAAAAGGCTCTCCTGCTGCTCTGGCTTCGGCGCGGGCTTGAAGGCCTGCTTTTGCACGGTCTTGAGCTTCGCGTCTTCCAGATACGTTTTCACCCCGGCCAGAACCTCGGGATCCTCGCACTCGGACAGCGTCTGCCAGGAGCTCAGGCCATGCTCGACCAGCGCCTCTTCCGTGGCGTCCGGGCCTACCTGCCGACTCAGCTCACGGATCTTGGCCCGCAAAGCCTGCAAGTCGGCCTGGGGCTCCGGGGGCGCAGCCGGCGGCGGGGCGACACCAGCCGGCTCGTTCACGTCCGCAGGATCGAACGGCGGGCGCGAATCCTCGTCCTCCTGGCCGGCGAGCGCGGCGTCGATGTCGTCCTTGTCGTCAACCTCCTGGGCTTGCCGAACGACCTCAACGGGCTCGCCGCCGGGCAGGGGATTCCCGCGTTCGGCCGCTGCCGCAATCCGACCGATGGCGTGAAGATCCTGATCGGGCTGGATCCAGCCAACGACAGGGACGGTCATGTCGCTCTGGTTGGGCATCGCCACCGCCAGGAAGGTTCGTAGGATGTTCCGCCGGCAGATGGTCTGCGCGTTTCTCTCGGCGAACTTCTGCCGGCCGATATGCTCATTGAAGCAATCGATAACGTCGGGGTGCGTGAGGTCGAGGACCAGGGTGACGCCGCCAGGGCAGGGCACGGCGATGTGCGTGATGTCGAGCTCCGTCTTGGGGACCGCGACAGTCGGAAACAGTTGCCCCCAGCTCTTCGGCTTGTCGTTCCTGCGGCCTCGCCACTTGCTCCACAGATCCTGGGCGAAGTACGTGCGCAGGTTGTAGGTGATAGTCAGGTCATGGCAGACCAGGTTGCCGACGGCGTTGCGGCCGATGCCAATGAACCGCACCTGGACGTAGACGATCTCGTCGCCGTCCCTGTGCATGTAGGGGTTCGGGCGTAACTGGTTGGGACCTTGCTCGCCCGTGCTGATGTGGTCGGGCTTGTAGAAGCTGATGCCGACGAACTGGTTGAGCTTGTCGTAGCCGAGCGCTGTGATCTGCTGCACCGTTGCCCATTGCTTGGTCTCAGGATTGCGCACCGACATACCGAACGTCTCTTTGTGGCCCGGACGCAGCCGAATCCGAGTCTGCAAGGCGCGAACCGTCTTGCCGTCGGCGCTAAGTTTCGCGAGTCCCGTTACGGGGGCATCGTCAGGTGAGGAGCCAGGGAACACGACGATCTGCACGCGCTCCCGCGGAGCAGGGCGTTCGGTACGTGCGGGGAGAGTTTCAGTCTGAGCCACGTTAACACCTCTCAAAAAAACGACCGGGGGCGGGCACGCATGACCCGACTCATGTCGGTATAAGACAGGCCGCCCCCAGCCCCAGTAGATGCCAAATGCGTCCTGGCGCCGCCATTGGACAAACGCCAGGACGCCAACCAGAGGGGTAACCGACCGGCGCGCATCCGACGCGCCGACGGGTAAAAGCCAAAGCCCCGAGCCGGCACATAGCGCGTGTGACCGGCCCAGGGTCGGGCGAAAGTATCTGTTGACTTGAGTAGCTCATGTCGGTCCCACAGTGGCAGGGGGCCGGCGGCTTTTCAGCGACGTAGCCTCGGGCTTCCTCCTGCGCCCTTGCCGCCGGCCCCCCATATCGCGGAGCCCTAGCTCCGGTCGCAGACAAACCAAGGGCCGGCGCGCCGTGCCACCGGCCCGTTGGCGGAGGGGAAAAGAAGCTATGAACAAGATCCATCGAACTTCCACTCGCTGCTTCAGTTGCTATTTCAACATGTTCGCAGGTGACAACGTCACCTCAATGATCCGATCGTTTTGGTTGAGGTGTGCCCTGTAGGCATGGCCAATGCAATCGGGAAACCGCTTGGCAATCTCGCTACATGACACCGAAGTCGTTTGCCTGGTTCTCTTGTCCTTGGCTACGCGCATGCTATATGCGCCAACTTGCTCATCACTGCCACGCACTAATCGTGGGCCCAAGGCACGCCGATCAGTATCAATCAGTACGTGGACCATGCGAGACTTTGCCACATCGAATGCCTCGGCGCAACTGCGGGCACCTTCTCCCAATCCTCGCCATGCCCATGACACACCCGCCGGCTTTGAATGACATTCCAGGCCATTGATAGACTCCTTATTTGCATTCGCCGTACTATGCTCGGACGGCCAACCAGCCACGTCGTTGTGCTGGCGGGCCGTGCAAGCACGCGCCTACATCCGCACTGATTCGGATTTCAAATTGTGCCGGGCAGGACTCGAACCTGCGACCCAGGGTGTTGGCAAGTCGTCACCAGCCAACAGGTCTCCCCACTCTGCCATCTGAGCTACCGGCACCTATTCGGATTTCAAAAACTGGGCGTGCCACGATTCGCACGTGGTGCGCTTGCCCCACCTCGCCAGGCGAGCACGGCGTTTGTGCCACTTATGAGGCTTGATGGCCCTACGTTGCCACCCTGCTTCGGGCAGATCGCAGTACGATGATCTGACCGCCTGGTTGCCCCAGGCGCCACGCCCGTATTCAGATTTCAATCACCTGCCACAGAGGTCACAGAGATCCCGTCTCCGTTTCTGCGGTTATTCTCATCCCATTGTCGCAGTCCCAACATCGCGTTGACCCATCGGTGATCTCGTCGCCGCAACCGGGGTAGGGGACGCCGGCTTTTCCGGATCGCGCTTGAGTCCCGCCAGGATCGCATCCTGCACCGGCCTATCTGCCGTTCGGTCATGTCCACAGACCATGCAGATGATTCGATTGATCCTGTTGTGCCCGCCGCACTGGTCGCACGTCCATTCTCGTTCGTTGATCGCTTCAGCTACGGTCATCGTGATGTCCTCAGCTATTAGTTCTCAGTTGCCCGTAGTCCGCTTTTTATACGGCACTCGTTTACAGCACCGACCGCACAACCAGAAGGCGCGTAGGCTATGGTGTGCCTCTTCTTCGGTGACCGGCCTGGCGCCGATCGGCCCGTGCGGCACAAACGGTGTCGATAGGACACGGTGAAACCCCAGGGGACACAGCAATCGTCGTTTCAGTCGATATAGCCATGACTCAGGCATATCAGCATCCTTCCTCTATTCCCCGGCGGGCGGGTCGCCGGGGGGTCCTAACGAGGGTTCTTGCCATTCTCTTGCTCATCATCGTGCCAGCGGCAGACGCACGGGAGAACGGGCGCCGGGTTTGAAACGCCTCACAGGTATAGACCAACTGATGATTCAGTTCGCCAATCACGTAGCGATACGTGCGCTCGCCCTCACTCTTAGCCATCACCGCCCCCCCCCAAAACAACGAGACCAACACACCCACCGCCACGATGATCGCCGCCGCGAGCCAGACGATCACCGAGCCGCTACGGGATCGTGGTCCACCAACCATGCCGCGCCCCGACTTCCGATCAGCGCTCCAGACCATTGTTCCACCACATGTATCAGCTAGGAACATGACTAAATCACGAGCAGCCCGGCAGTTGACGCATCCGAGGTTTCGTCCTAACGGAGTCTTACATATCGAACAGGTGAACGGACCCAAGAGGTGTTCAAGGAGCCTTGTCATCGCCGCGGGTGCAGCTCTGTCCGATCCGCCCGGCCCTCCAGCATCCGCGTCCGCAGCTCCAGCTCCTCGGGTGACATGGGGTCGAGGTCGTTCAGGTCGGCCAGGATCAATTCCAACGTAGCCGTCGGGTCGATCCGCCAGAGCCGGCGCACCTTCAGTAGCGCCGGCCCCAGGGCCTGGCTGACCTTCCGCGGATTCACCTGAATGGCTACCGCAGCATCTTTGTCGCTCCAGCCCGTTCGCATCCGTGATCCCGCAGTTGCCCCAGGCGTACAGCGCCGTCAACTGGGCTCGCTGCTTCGGCGTCACGACCGCGTCGGCCGGCAGGCGAAGCTCCTCCCGGACCTGCTGGTCGATCAGTACGAGTTCGGATTCAAGGCTCATTTGGGGGCCTCCGCAGGCTGAAGAACGGGGTCGGGGGAAGGGGGCGAGGGGCGGGGGGATCCGCCTTCTCAGCTTCTCGCCGGGCCGCGATCCGCGCCGTGGCCTCGATATAGAGTTGTGATTGACGGGCCATGACTGCCAGAGCGTTGGTGGCGCTCCCGTAGTCGCCGGCCCCTAATTCCTCTGCGGCGTCGAGTACATCGCCGTACTTGCCGTCGCCCACATCTCGACTCATTCGCAAGTCTTCTAGCATGGGATAAGTGTACCGCATGTTCACGTCGGTGTCAAACGGTAACAGGCGGGAACAAACGGTTTCATTGCCTTGCCTTTGTCTAACCTCATGCTAGGGTAGTGGTTATGGCCAAGAAAAAACTTGGTGGAGAGGTCCTTGAGGAGCGGGCTGACCATTTTGCGCGGTGGTGCGAAAAGGTCGGTATGGTGTTGGGCGACAATTAAGATTCCCTCCTGACGACAATTAAAACTCCCTGGCTTTGGCGAGGTTTTCGGCTATCCAGGTGCTCTTTGGTGGAAAGGAGCACGGGATGGTCAAGGATCAACAGGTCAGGAGGTTATTCACAATGTTGCAGAGGGAGAATTCACAGGCGGTTGCGGCGGCCAAGGCGGGCATGGACGTCAAGACCGCGCGCAAGTATCGGCGGTTGGGCAAGTTGCCCAGCGAAGTCGCGGTTACTCACAACTGGCGGACCCGGGAGGATCCGTTTGCGGAGGTCTGGGAGGAGGTCCGGCAGGAGTTGGCGGTCAACCCGGGTTTGCAGGCCCATACCCTGCTGGCGGCGTTGCAGCGGAAGTATCCGGGCCGGTTCCAGGATGGGCAGGTGCGGACCCTTCAGCGGCGGATCAAGACCTGGCGGGCGTTGGAGGGACCGGCCAAGGAGGTGTTCTTCTCGCAGGTGCATGAGCCAGGGCGGCTCTGCCAGTCGGACTTCACGCACCTGTCGGACCTGGGGATCACCATTGCCGGTCAGCCGTTCGACCACATGCTCTACCACTTCGTGCTGACCTACTCGAACTGGGAGCAGTGCACGGTGTGCTTCTCGGAGAGCTTTGAGAGCCTGGCGGAAGGCTTGCAGAACGCGCTGTGGGCACTGGGCGGCGTTCCCGCCGAGCATCGCACGGATCGGCTGAGTGCGGCGGTCAACAACCTGGCGAAGCAACCCGATGAACGTCGCGAACCCGCGTTCACCCGGCGTTACCAGGCTCTGCTGGAACACTATGGTCTGACCGGCCGGAAGATCCGGACGGGCAAGGCGAACGAGAACGGGGATGTCGAGCAGCGTCACCACCGGTTCAAGCGGGCCCTCGACCAGGCGTTGATGTTGCGAGGCAGCCGGGACTTTATCAGTCGCGAGGAGTACGAGACGTTCGTGGGTGAATTGATCGACCAGCTGAATGCCGGGCGGCGTGAACGGCTGGCGGAGGAACTTGCCATCCTGCGTTCGTTGCCCGATCACCGCTACGAGAGTTGCCAGCGATTCGACGCCAGGGTGGATTCGGGCAGCCTGATCCACGTGGACCGCAACGCCTATTCGGTCACCAGCCGACTGATCAGGGAGAAGGTCGAAGTCCGCCTGTACGTCGAGCACCTAGAGGTCTGGTACGCCCAGCGACTCGTCGAACGATTACCACGACTTCGGGGCCGCAACAAGCATCGCGTATCGTATCGGCACATCATCGACTGGCTGGTGCGTAAGCCCGGCGCGTTTGAGCAGTACCGCTATCGTGACGACTTGTTCCCCACCAGCCGGTTCCGCATGGCCTACGACAGCCTCAAGCAGACGCACGGGGATCGTGCGGCCAAGGCCTATCTCGGCATCCTGTATCTGGCGGCTCGCGAGACCGAGACCGGCACGGACGAGGCGTTGCGGCACCTGCTCAACGAGGGGCAGCCGATCAGCTTCGAGGCCGTGGAGGCTCTGGTCCGCCGTGGCCAGGAGATCCCGTCGGCCACCCAGGTGACGGTGGATCCTGTGGATCTGGCCGGCTATGACACTCTGATGACGGGTCAGGAGGTGGCCTCATGAAGCGATCCGATGATGAGAAGGCTGCCCTCGTGAGTCATTTGAAGGAACTGCATCTGCCCACGATCCGCAGCTGCTTCGAGGAACTGGCCCGCCAGGCCGAGCAGGAGACGTTGAGCTACGAGCGTTACCTGCTGGCCCTGGCCGAACGGGAGTTGCAGGTCCGTCGGCAGCACCACCTGGAACGGCAGTTGCGGGATTCACGGCTGCCGATGGATAAGGACTTGACCAGCTTCGACATGAAGCGGTTACCGGCCAAGCTGGCCCGGCAGGTCAAGAGCCTGCTGAACGGCTCGTTCGTGGGCCGCCGGGAGAACCTCCTCGCGTTCGGGACGGTGGGTAGTGGCAAGACGCATCTCTTGTGCGGGATCGCCCACGAACTCGTTCGTCAGGGCCGTAAGGTGTACTTCAGAAGCTGCGGCCTGCTGGTGCAGGAACTCTTGGCCGCCAAGCGGGACCTGAAGCTGAGCCGACTGATCAAGAAGCTGGCCAGGTACGAGGCGATCGTCATCGACGATCTGGGCTACGTGCAGCAGAGCCGGGAGGAGATGGAGGTGCTGTTCACCCTGCTGGCCGAGCGGTACGAGCGGGGCAGCGTCATGATCACCAGCAACCTGCCGTTCTCCAAGTGGGAGGCCATCTTCAAGGACCCCATGACCACGGCGGCGGCCATCGACCGGCTGGTGCATCACTGCGTGATCCTGGAGCTGAACATCTCCAGCTACCGGATGGAGCAGGCCAAGAAGAACCGCCCCGACGCCTCGGCGGCGTGACCGGCGGAACGAACCGGCGAAACTCACAATTTCACAGGAACTCACAGGATTTCACAAAGAAAGAAAAAGAAGCAAAAAGAAAGAAATCCACTACTACTGTATCGTGTGGTGAGGAGGAAAAACGGGAGGAATAATTGTCGCCGAGGGACACGGATAATTGTCGCTTGACAGTATGGCCAAGGGGGCGGCCTGTGACGCCGCTATCCGGCTACTTGAGCACGCTCCGCTGGCTCTACGGGACTGGGCCTGGAGAGGCGAAGACAAGGCGGTCCAGATGTGGTTTCAGCAGGCCGAGGCCCTAATCGCCAAGGACATTGTTCTAGGCGCGGTAGAGAGCGCACGGCCGAAAGCACCGCCTCCTGGGTCCAGGCGGGCAACAGGCGGAAAGCGATGACTAATTGCGATTCGAGGGTTTCATCCGAGTCCATGAAATGTTCCCCATGTATCGGTAGGCGCGTCTGGCTCTGTATTCTACCAGGAGTTCCACAGAATTCAATGAAAAATGGCGCCCACAAGACAACAATAGGGCGAACACCCCATACCGTAAAGGAGAACAGGATAATGAGGGCTCCCATTTATATTGTTGCGGTTGCTCTGTTGGCCCCCCTGCTGCTGGGCCAGATGTGCGGGATGCCGCTTGTGCCTGAGGCTCAGGCACCGGGCCGGCTCGATGTGACACCGACCCTCAGGGCCGCTTGCGCCGATCTCGGGTTAACGAGCGACGGAGAAATTCGGACGGTGATCCTGGGGGCCGAAGCTGATCGTCAGGCCGGGTTGACGTTTTCGGAAGAGATAGACGATGTGGTCATGGGCTGCCCGGCTTTCCCCGACCCAGCCGCCTGCGCCAAGTGCATGAGTGCCATTGCTGGCCAGGTTTACGGCTACTGAGCCTTCGGCGTGCTCTTCTTGACCGCGTGCTTGATAGCCACGCCGGTCCAGCCCGCAATGGGAATCATGGCCCACTCGAACTGCTCGGGCGTGATTTGCTCCATCTTGAGCAGTATGCTGGCCGTGGCAAACGCAAGCAGGCCAAGCTCAGTCTTCCATCCGTCGATTGCTTTCCAGATCTTGCTCACGTGTCACCTCGATAATGGTGTCTGGCTCCGGGGCTACTGGGCTGTGATGCTCGTACAATACCACCTTCTCGATTACAATGGCCCGCTCGGTGCAGCCACAGACCAACAAGCTGGCCGCGGCGCCAACGAGAATCAATATGAACCATGACGCCAGCCGCACCGCCCCGCGTAGCATCTGCACGTAGTCAATCGCCATCATCCAGCGCCTCCAGTACACCAGCCCATGAGTCGAGATAGTCGGCCCGCGCGGGCTTCAGTTCCCGGCACGCATCAGCCAGCCTCCTCAGCCGCTCGATCGAGCCTTCCAGTCCCCAGCCGGGTAAAACCTTGCCGAACTCACTCGGGGGCGGGCCAACTTGCTGGTTGTTCTCCCTCTGGCTCATCGTCCACCTCGGTGGCGTAAATGCGTGAGAACAGGTCAACCAGGGCAGCAAACTTCTGCGACTTCGACAAAGCCGCATCGTTGATGATCTCCCAGGCCCTGGCATTGTCGTCTCGTGGGCCAAGTGCACCTTGAGCGCTCACGCCAAACTGCCCCGCCAACCCATCGTAACGGGCTGTGGCGCGGTACACGATCGCCGCCTCCATGACGATGCCTGGATTCAGGCCCTGGCCCGAGACCTGCATCTGCCCCACGCTGCCGTCCGTTAGCCGCAGGGCCGCGTCACCGGCCATGCCGCGCATCAAGTCAAACTCCTTGACGTGCGTGTCGAACAGGCTGCATCCCCACACGCACCCGCCGAGGATCACCATCACCACCAGTACGATCAGTCGAATCCGTTTCATGGCCAGACTCCATTCTCAAAATTGAACTCGACGGACCCCGCGACTATCGCCAAGAAGGTCACCAGTTCCGCCAACCAGTAGAGTATTTGAGAGAGCATGTCATTTCTCCGTGATCCACTTCCACATGTTCTGAACGTGCAAAGCGACCAGCGTGGCGATCAGGCCAACAGCCGAAAGCACCGTACCAGCAATGATTCGATCGCTTCGCTGCCTCAGTCGTCGGCGATCGTCCGCTCGGCCGCGGCATTCCTTCTCGATGAGCGCGACCCGCGTGCAAAGCCCTGAACGCTCCCCCTCACCCTTTAGTGTATGCAGAACCTCAAGCGAAGTGCCCTTCATCTCGGCGATGTCTGCGCAGACGCCCTCTAGCTTCACGCCCAGCTCCGCAACCAGGACCGCCAGTTGTTCACTCATTACCACGGCCTCAACCAGTAGACCGGCGACGTTTCGCGCCGCTGCACCGCCCCGATGTCCATGTACTCCACGCTCGACGCCCCGCGGGCCGGTGAGCCGAAATGGATGCGCCAATCGTCAGCGTCCGCGTCGCCGGTCACGCTACGGAACCTTGGATCGCCCTCGATACTGTTGGCGTCGTTCGTTTCACCAATGGTGCCCGCTTCGTAGGTGCCCCACTTGGTCCGAAGAGCTGACAGGGTCGTATATGACGTATTATCAAGATAAGCGGCGTCCGCCCCTGTCCCTGGTGTGTAGAACAGGTTGTAGCCAGATCGGATTCGATAGGCCACCCCGTCTGCGTCGTACAGGCACGCTACATTTGTCCCTTGTGCCTCAAAGATGTTGTCCGTGATGACGTTGCCAAACGGCACTCGATCATCGCCGGGCGTGTTGTACGACCAGCCGATGCACCACACGCCCGAGGTTGTCCCCACGAAGCTGTTGTGCTGCACTTGACAGTCCTTCGCTCCAGACAGGTACAGGCACCGCACGCCGTAGAACATGTTGTGATGGATGTTCATATGGCGGCCCTTGGCGACCAGGCCGTATATCTGATTCCCCGTATTCGTGTCGTAGAAGCGGTTGCCCACGATCTCTGCACTGGTGACACCTCCCCCAAAAAGCGTCAGGTGCTTGTCATGCGAATCGTCGCACGTCTCTCCACTGAACTTGTTGTCTTTCACGACAATCCGGCCGATGGCGTTGGTGTCAGTGGGGACATCCACCCCAAATGACACCAGTGTGTACAGGTTGTCTCCATCCCCCTTTCGGGCAATCGTATTGCCTTCGATCCAGAAAGACACCCACTTGCCACTACCGTCTCCTGGGGCGACCCCGTCCGTATCGTCCCAGGGATTATTGGGGGCCACCTGTATAAACCCCGACACCACCCCGGTGTTGTCCTTTACGATCACGTGCCCCTGCCCGGTCCAGTTGGCGTCCACCAACACGAATCGCCCGTCTAAATCGTCAAGGCCCGTGTTGTCGTGGATGTTTGCGGTAGTGATTTCCTGTTCCAGCCATACTCCGACCCCTTCTCCAGTGAAACTACAGTCCGTCACCTCCAGCGTGTCCAAGCGGCGGACTGTGATATACCCGTGGTCGGGATCAATCCCACCGGCGAACGTGCATCCATCAACAGTCAAACTGCCAGTGCTGAGGGCGGAATTCAGCACGCGAAGGGTTTGAAATGAATCAGCACCATCTGCGTCGAACGTGCAATCGGTGAACGTGGCAGCTAGGGTGTTGTTCTGGACATAACAGGCCCGGACATTTCCTGCTCGCCGCAGGTGGATGCTCTGCATAGTAAAGGCGGTTGTTCCTGCCGCCCCAAATAGATACTCGGCCGAAAGCGACACCGCCGCCTCATCCGCCGCAGCCGAAGCGTTCCCCACTACAACACAGATCGTTGGGGACGTGACTGAAAGCATTGTGTACGGGGAGCCGACTCCGCCAGTGATCGCAACGTCACATCCAATCTGTTTTTCGTCGAAAATCGCATCGTCCACTGTGACCGTAGAGTTCGCCCCACCAAAGACGGGAGCACCATCACAGGTACTTGTCTGGTCTAATCCTTTCCAGATCGGATCAGCACCGGCACCTGTAGGGTCATATTTCCTAATCGCGAACGTCGGCAGGTTGCAGAAGACGAACGCCTCTTGGAACGTGTCGCCGGCTGCCAGCCAGATGGTGTCGCCTGATGCCGCCTCCGCTTCCGCCGCGGCGATGGTCAACTTGGGGCCGTCGCTGCCGTAGATGTTATCCTGTCCCGAGGTGATCCCTGGGCCTTCCACGGGCGTGGGGTTCACCTGGATGTTGTTCTGGTCCGTGTACGCCGTGACCGTGTACCAACCATATTCTGCCGGCGTGCTGTTGTCCTTCAGGTAAATAAGGTTGCCCGCACTGTATCCCGCCAGGTAGCCATTCGAGGGAGTATCGACGACGTAGCCCACGCCGGCTGTTACGGTGTATGTACCGTCCTGGAGTCCACTCCCGACCATATCGAGGCCGTCATTGGCGTCACTGCCATCGTCGGCCGCGAACCAGTAATCGGCGCCCGCCGACGCACAGAGCATCAACACGAGCAGCAGGCCCAAGACCCATTTTGCACATCGAGCCATCGCAGAGTCTCCTTACGCGCGCCGGTAGAGCCACACGTAGAACGTATGGCTGGCCCCAGCCCCGCACACGTACAGCCGCCGCAGCGACTCGCGGGGCATCTCAAACGGATGAATGGTCGGGTAGGGCAACATGCCCATCGCCGCATAGTTTGCAGGCGCATCGCCGGCGTCGGTGGACGGCGCCAACGCAATCCCCAACGGATCCGCTTCCAGGTTCTGGATGTGGATCGCGATCGTGCTGTTCGGAATGTCCTCATCATCCAGCAAGGTATCCAGCAGTACCGGCGAGCCGTCCACGCTGCACTTCTCGCTGTGATCACCATGAACGAAATTGCGTCTATCCATTGGACTGCTCCGTCACAAAAGGCTCGGCCGGCTTCAGGTCAACGAGTCGGCCCTCACTGTCCAGCTCTGGTACGAGAAACTCATATTTCGGCGTCACGTTTCCCTGCTCATCCTGCTCTACAAAGCGCGACCCGTTCACCGCCCGGTCGATGCCACGGTGGGCCTTCAGGCCCGGGGGCACCATGATCCTCAGCCGGTCGCCCGAGACCCTCACGATCTCGACAAACCCCATCGGCGTCTCGATGACAACCGGCCGCTTGCGATGCACCGTCAGAACTTGCTGGGTCATGCAGCCAATCCTCCTGGTAGTGCCGGGGGCATGATCAGGTCCGGGTCCGCTTCGTAGATGTCGCTCTCCAGGTATCCGCCCGCTGCGCCGGCCGTCTGCAACATCCGCTGCAAGAGCGGCATCCTCGCTGAGTCCTGGTAGCGCTTGGCGTCGCGGTGCGTGATGTTCAGGGCGGGCCAATCCGGGAACGCCTTCTGCCACTGCGATTCGAGCTGGGTCATCGCCTTGGTGTCGTACTGCGACCACGCCGCGGCGTAGGCCCGTCGGAACTTCCGAACCCTCCCACGAATGTTGTAGACGCGGTCGATGTAGTGCCGGGTCCGCCGCTGCTTCTCGGTGGGCAGACCGATCGCTGCCAGGACCATGTCCGTGCTGTTGCCCCGGTACATGAGCCGTTCGTTCTCATCGACGAACCCACCCATATCGGGCTCGAATTGCTGGACTGCCTTGAAGAGTCGATTGAGGCCGATGCCAGCGGGGAACAACGAGCGGGGGATCGGCACCTGGCCAACCACCGGCAGGTGCATCGGCTGAAACTCCTTGATGTCGCGGTTTGCCGCTGCCGACACCAGCCCGACCGCCAGCCCAGCCATCGGCGGCACGGGGATAGGTGCCAGCCATTCGCCCTGTGAGGTAAACGTGAAGGGGGCCGTCGGCCCCAGCATTCGCCCGAGGTCCAGCCCCAGAATGTCCGCCGCCCCCTTCTGGGCGACGCGGCCGTAGAGCACCATCCTCGCCAGTGCCCCCAGGTTCCGCCCGCCGGTCACTTTCGCCAGGAGCCCCGCGGTTTCGAGTTGTTTGTCGGTCATCGCCCCCCGGACGGTGGATTCCATCATGAACGACGCCGCTCGGATAGGGAACGACGTGAACATCCGCAGGGGGGCCGGGAGCAGCGACTGGAGCAGCGTCTGCCCGCCGGGGCCGGGGCGGAACTGTGTCGCGTTGACGATCTGCCCGGCCTCGAAGTTCAGCCACTCGTCGAGTGCCGGCCCGACCAGCCGCTTGCCCGCCACGTCAACCGGCGCCTCCATCTCACCCATGCGGATGGCCTGTTTCAGCCGTGGCCGGGCGCCATAGAACGCCCCCGCCTGGTTGGCCATCTCGCCGTGGGTGAACGGTTGCAGAAGAAACCGGACAAAGTCGTCGTAGCTCTTGAACGCCCGACCCATTCGCGGGCTTATCGCAGTCGATCCGGGGGCCATCTCGAACAGTCGCGGATCCAGAGCCAGGCCCGCCTTGGCCAGCTCGGGGAAGGTGCTGTTGAATGCCCGCTGCGCCGACTCGTTCATGCGTGAGAACAGCCGCTCCGGCGCCGTGAGCCGGCCCATCGGCATACTCGCCTTGAGTGCCCGCCACTCGGCCATAAGAGCCCGGCTGTACTGCGGCACACGTTTGGCCACCTCCAGTGAGCCTCGCAGGGCGGGGCCGAGGCCGATAGCCGGAGCTGTGGTCAGGATCGGCTGGCCGAACTGCTGGATGGTGCTCCAGGGGTTCAAGCCCAGTGTCGAGCCGTAGAAGTGGCTGACCAGCATGTTGGACACGGCCCCGTGCCTCTCCTGCCGTTCCATCTTCCGCAGGTAGGCGTCAACCCCGACCTTCTCCTTGTAGCCGGCCGCATGGGCGGCCTGATCGAACTTCCTGCCCACCGCATCGAACAGGCCGCCGAGCATGAAGTGCCCGACGTCGTTCTGGCCCATCATGTTCTTGGTCAGCCGTTGGAGAGCGGCCAGGGCCAGGGGGTTCTCGCTGCCCGGCGCCATGCGGCGGATCACCCGGTTCGTTCCAGCGATCGGCTGCTCGATGAACCGAGCGCCCAGGTTCCGCATCCCCTCGTTGATGGTCTGCACGATCAGCGGGTCGTCGGTGGGCACCACCGGGGGGCCGTCTGGCCGGTACACCGTACACAGGGCACGCTCCTGGGGCGTCAGGGGGGCATTCAGGGCGTAGGTCCGGGCCGCTGACGAGACGTACCGTTGCAGGACCACGTTGAGGTCGGTGACGAACAGCTCCTGTCCCTGTTGGCTATCCAGCGGAATCCCGTGCCGAATCCGCTTGAACAGGTGTGGGTTGTAGACCTGCCCCTGCGTGTCGTTCAACAGTCGCTGATAGCGGCCGAAGTTGCTGCTCAGCCGCTGGGCCTGATCCGTCGTCCAGACCTGCTTCGGGCTGGTCTTCGTCGCCTGAAACACCTGATACGTCCGATCCATCCCCAGCCGGCGCAGGGCCTCGGCCGGGTCCATCTCGATCGTGCTGGCCTTGCCGGTCAACGGAATGTGCGGCAGGTAGTCGCGCAGGTACTTGGGGGCCTCGCCCTGGGCAAACGGTTCGGCCCAGGCTTCGGTGATCTCGTCGCCCTTGAACCCGCCCTTGACCTTCCGCGTGTTGCGCAGAAGCCCCCACATATCGTCCACGTGCTTTCGGAGATTGCGGGCCACCCGCTTGAGCTCCGGCGTGGCCCCGGCGGGCCGCTGGCCCTCCATGATCAAACTGACGATCGGCATCTCCTCCGACCATTTCGGTCGGCGCATGACGTCGAACATCCTGGACCCGATCTTCCGCACCTGCTCCTCGCGGTGCAGTTGCAGGGCGGTCAGCTTGGGCACCATCGTGCCCCGCTGCCACGTCTCGACCGGCCGGATGGCCGCGCTGACGCCGCCGAACTCGTTGGCTGCTCCCACGAATCGGTGAGGGATTCGCCCGGTCATCCAGGAGATCGTCGGGTACATGCGATCGAACAGGAACGACACCCAGACGACGGGATCGCTGACCACGTCCACGGCGAACTTCAGCAGGGGGTTCTTGAACCCCAGCTTCTCGGCCACCGTCCGCTCCTGGTCGGGCGTGATAGTGTCCGGGTCGGTCAGCACCTTGGCCGTCAGGTCGATGTCGCCGGAAGTGACAGACCTCATAAGCAGGTCGAGCTGTTCGGACACAGCAGTGGGCATCAGATGATTCCGGCCGCGGCTTGCGGCTGAGTCGCCGTCATCTCGCGGAGCTGTTTGACGATGGCCATGGTCCTCGACAGGTTCATCAGGTCACGGCCCTGGCGTCGCTGATCCTCGGCTGGATCGGCCTGGCCGCCCTGGAGTCGCTGCAACATGAGCATCTGCATCTCGGGGGGCACTTCCTGCTTCTTGTCGCCGAACAGCTTGCTCAGCAGCATGGTCCCGGCGATGGCCGCACCCGCGCCGAGGCCGAGTTTCTTCATACCGCCCAGCTTTTTGGCCGCTTGTGCTTCAGCGGCCTTCGCCAGCTTCGCCTCTTCGGCTGCGCCTTTCAGCCGGCTGGCCAGGATGTCTTTGGCGCTGGCCCCCTCGGACATGCCGACCGACACGTCGGCAGCGCTGGGCATGTACGACTCGACACCCTTGGCCTTCCAGTCGGGCAGGGCATCGGAGATGGCCTTGCTTGCCGCTTTCTGTCCGCGATCGCCGAGCACACGCCGCAACTCGCTGGCCATCACCTTGCCGCCCACCAGGCTGAACGCCTTGCCCTCCAGCGTCTGGGCGGTCTGTTCGGCGCGAGCCGTTAGTGCCGACTCGTTCCTGACCGCGTTCTCGTAGAGCGTCTTGGCGTACTCAAGGGCGGCGATCCTCGGCCCCCGCTGTTCGGCCTTGCCGGCCAGGAGCATGTTGCGAAGCGACGCCAGGATGGAGTCGATGCCGCCGGCCTCAGTTGCAGCAGCGGCCGCAGCAGGCGCAGCAGAGGGGGCCGGCGAAGGCGACGCCTTTGCTGGCCCCGTCGGCCAGTCGAGGTTTTTTACGATGCGTTGAAGTTCTTCAGGTGTCACCGTCTCGTCTCCTACACTTGCGAGTTACCGAAGAGCCCGGCAAGCCACGGGTCAAGATTCCGCCAGTTGGCGATCGTCGGCTTGGCGTCGCCCGGCAACCCGCTCCAGTCGCCGAACATGATGGCCAGCAAGTCCATCATCTCCTCCGGGAGCCCGTTAATTCCAGGCAGCGACTGTGCGTCCAGGCCGTTGGCCGCCATCGGCTCTGGCGTCGGCTCCGCTGCCACCGGTGCGTTGGGGTTCACCCACGGCGTGGCCAGCTTCTCGGCGTTCAGCGCCGTGGTATCCACCACTCCCTGATCAGCCGCCGTCGGCCCGTTGTACCAGTAGTAGCCGTCGGGCAATTGAATATCCCATTCGTCCAACGGCACGTCGGCCTTGTTGAAAGCCCGGCCTAACGAGTCATCCACACCTGGAGCAAAGATGTCGTAAGCCGCGTAGCCCTCGGCAACGCCTTCTGTGACCGGCCTCAGCTCGACATTCGTCAGCGGCTTGTCGGGCGTGCCATAGATCGTCTCGGGCGGCTGGTAGGGTGGCAGGTTCTTCGGCGAGTACGAAACCGGGAACGGGCCGTACTCCTGCTGCTCCGCCGGCGTTTCTTGCTGGTTCTGCGCCGCGGCGGCGAAAGGTGCCAGCGCCGTCAGTTGGCCCGCCGCTCGCATGGACGGTGGCTGAAACAGCGAACCGAAGAAATCACCAAAGGGGTTCATATAATTCCTCCCTCTGCCATGATCTCCTCGATAGCCTGGCGCAACACGTCGTCATTCACCATGCGCCGGACGGTCTGCTGCTGGGCGATGTAGTCCGGTGGCGGCCCACCTACATCTTGCAGGGCCTGGGCCAGTCGCCCGTGCTCATCGGTGTCCTGGCCGAACAGCCACTCGCCGGCCGCATTGCCAGCCATCATACCTGGGTGGAATGCCGCAAAGCTCGCCGCATAACCAGGTGCTGCCGCGGCTGTCCGAGCGATCGGCCCCGCCGCTTTGGCCAGCGTGGCCCCCATCGGCAGCCGAGACGCCGCACCTGTCAAAGCCTTTTGCAGGGCACCGGACGCGGCGGTTTTGGCGCCCGGACCAATCAGTCGCCCGAGCACCGAGGCAGCAGCCTTCTGGGAGGCCATGCCACCGCCGATGACAAGGCCCGTCCGTGCAAGCATGGCCAAGATTGAGAGAATCCAGGGCATATCAGTACGCCAGTCCCTCGTAAAACGGATCGAGGCTCGTGTCCGCGTCCGGTTCCAGAACCTCCACTGCCGGCTGTGACGTTGGTGCCTGATATGGTGACGGCGGGTTCAGTATGTCCAGGGCCTCGGTAGCCGAACGTCCCTCGGTGACGACCCGCTGGAGGGCCGGAGCCTTGTCCCGCAATTCACCCAACGCCTGGGTGAGTCGATCGGCCACGGCCATTCTCTCTTTGGCGGCCACCGTCGGCTTGAGCAGGTCTTCAGCCTTACCGCGAACCGACAACATCTTGTCGATCAACATCTGGCGGGCGCGTTCTTCCGGCGATGGCTCGTTAGCAAGCCAGCGAGCGCCTCCCCTAATAAGGGATTTGCCCGTGAGGTGCTCCAGAAGCCGGTATGGGCGGCCAGCGAAACTGAAGCCCGCCTCCGATATGGCCATTTGGAGCTTGTCTATGGCAGCCATCGCCTCCTGTACCGCAGCGTCTCGCGCCGGGCCTGGCTCCATTCTCTCAAGAGCCTCATAGCTGCTCTGCGTGGCCTTTTGTGCGTCGTCGATGAACTTGTCTGTGTCGCCCGGCGTCATGGATGCCTTGGCCCGCATTGCCACTCGTCGGATTCCCGAAAGGGCCGGTACTATCTTCTCGAATCCCTCTGCCCTCTTGAGCGCCTGCGTCGCCTCGACCTTCTGGCCCTCAGACTCCGCCGCCTCCATGGCCCCGGTTCGGGCGGCTTCGTATGCCGTGTTCACCGTGCCGCGGGTGCGCTCCTCCTGCGAGGCTTTGAGCATCGCGTCCATCTGCCGCTCCAGCAGGCCGACGCGCCGCTTCTCGGGCTCCTGCGACAGCTTCAGTTGTTCGATGGCGCTCTTGAGGCCCCCCTGGAACATCTCGCGTTGCAGCGATCGATCTTCCGCGCTACCGCCTTGCCGCATCCCCTCCAGTTCTAGGGACAGCTCGCGTTGCGACTTGTTGTTCATCTGGGCCATGAGGAACTGCAACAGGGCCAGCATCATCGGGTCGTTCTGTGAGTCGTCCAGGATGCGAGCCATCATGTACTGACCCATGTCCGAGCCGCCGCCCCTGGCCGCCTGGCGCGCCGCGATGAAGTTCCCTGTTTGCAGGGGGGTCGATCGTGAACTGATTGGAACAAGGGGCATGATACGCCTCCTACGCGAACATTCCCGCGCCCGCACCAGGTACTGCCGACTCCCACGGATGGCCACTCAGTGAGCCACCGCCGAACAAATCAGGGATCGGCACCGATAGCATCCCGCCAGACCGCTCGGCCCGTGTTTCCAGGGGCGTTACCGTCGTCGAGTTGCGGGGCGACGTCGATTGGGCCTTGAGCATCTTCAGCATCTCGCCCATCATGGCGTTCTGCCCGCCGCCGCCAGCGTTGACGCCGAACCAGTTGTCCCCGCTCTGAACGCCAACCTTCGCCGTGCTGAGCAGCTTCATCCACGCGGGCAGATCCTGCATCCCTTCCATGCCCAGCATCGGATTGCTCGCCGTCGCCAGTTGGTCGATGGTGTCCCAGAAGCCTGAAGATGGCGAACCGGCGTTGTATGTACCGGCCGGCGCTGTTGCCATCTCCGGGCTGATTCGGGCGGCATCAAAAAGGCTCATGTCTCAACTCCTTTGCTGGTCTCGGCCGCTTGCTCGATCTCGTGCCACTTCTCCAGGCCCATCGCTCCGATCACCGAATCGACCTCGAATCCGTTCGCGATGTAGGCCACGTTTCCTTCCAGCATGACATCGCCGGCGGGCACGTAGGACACCTTGTGCAAGGCCATAACCCTGTCCGGTTCGCCGTTGACCTGGATGGCGTCGCCCGGCGACCAGTCCGAGAGCGGCTTGCCCTGCAAGCGGTGCTCGGGCGTGCCCACGATCACCGACCGCTCCGTGCGCAATTCGATCATGTCCGTCTGCTCGTGGCCCGGGGCGGTGCCGAAGTCGTGAGCCAGTACCTTGCGGAACTTGCCGTCCGCGGCCAGGATCTCGTCGCCGACCTTGACCAGCCCCAGCAGCTTCTTGCCGTTCCGCACCAGCACGATCGCCCGACCGTCGATGCAGGAGCTGCCGAAGCCCCCGCCCGTTCCGAGAATGCTGGCCGAGAAGTTACTGCCCGTCTTCGGTTCCTGGCTGAGCGCCGAATACTGCATCCAATTCTGGGTCGCATCGGAGAAGGGGCTCATCTGCAACATCGGGACCGACTGACCGGCCGTGATCCCGGCCGCCTGGAGCATCCGATTCAGGTCCATCGTCTCGTATTGCGTCTCGACGCCCTTGGCCGCGAACTGGCGGGAGATCTCGTCGGTCAACGCTCCCCACATCTGGACCTTGTCCTGATCCGCGATGTTGGCCTCGTTCAGTAGGATGCTGGCCAGCGACTGAGCCGCCGTCATGATCTGGTTGGCCTGCGTCTCACCCAGCCGGGCGGTCAGTGACGCCTTGGTCGAGGCCAGTTGGGCGTTGATCCCTTCCGCCTGAGTCATTGCGGTGCTCTGGGCGCCTGCCTTGGCCACCCTCGCCTGGTTCATCATGTTCTCGGCCGCGGCCTCTTGCCCAGCTACCTCCCGCCCGCGAGCCTGCCCCTCGGACATCTGGATGGCCTCGTCGAGGTCCGCCGTCTCTTCCAGCGTCCCGCCGCGAGCGAGCGTCGAGGCCCGCCCACGAGCCAGGGCGGTGCTCAGACGGCCCTTCGACGCATCCTCGGTATTGAGGGCCTGCTCTTTCAGCCAGGCGTCGGTCTCCGGCATTCCCGCGTCGTAGAAGCCCCCAATGCGATCCGAGAGCTGCCCCGGATCGACCCGCCCCTCGTCGATCTGTCCGCTTACCCGCTTGTTCAGGTCGTTGAAGTCGAAGCCGCGCCCCAGGGCCGTCTTGAATGCCTGGCTGGCCCCCACCGGCGTGCTGAACCAGTCCTGCAAGTCGATCGTGCCTGCCGAGCCTTCCGGCTGGTACGTGTAGCCTGGTGCCCTGACACCGGGCAGACCCATCTCGCGGGTCACGTCGGCCGTCGTCGGCACTCGTTCGCGATCGGCGTCCAGCCGGCCGACGGCCTCCTGGGCCAGGCCATGGCTGCGCTCGTATGACCGCTCCGAGAGGAAGTAGTTGAGCAGTGCGTCCATGAAGGGGGACGCTAGGCTCGCCATTCCCATCATGTTACCCATATCACGCATCCTCCGACGCGTCCGCTACCTCATCGCTGGAGTCGCGAACGCGCATCTGGACGGATTGCAGACGGAAGTCAGTTCGGGAATCGACGCACTCGATTTCGAGCGTCAGAGATGTGCCATCACCCACGATCGATGATACCCGGTCAACCGTTTGCAAGTCAACATCCTGATCCCCGAATACCCGAATGTGCCCTTCCTCCTCGGCCGTCTCGTCCGGGATGACGTCACCGTGCTCGCGGTATAGCCGTGTGGCGATCGTGCCCTCAGGCGGGCTGGGCCAATCGTCGTTTTCGTTGTTTCGTGGCCCCGGCAGAGCCACCACCTGGACCCCGTCCAGGGCCTTCACGCTGCTGCGCCGCTGGCCCAGGTAGGGGGCGAACCGGATCAGGAAGTGGGGCGTGCCGATGATGAACTCGTCACCAATCGCCAGCCCCTCGACGTAATCGAAGATGAGCTTGCGGTGGTAGCTGTCGTCTTTCAGGAATCGCACCACCCCATCAACTGCGGCAGTGTCGGAGCGGAATCGAATCACATCCCCTGCCGTGTAGTCGCCGACTGGAAAAGTGTTCGCGTTGTCCGTGATCTCGTGGCGGATCACCCTGAGTATTACAAATGTGTCCCCCGCCTGTGGGGTGTTGGGTAGATCGCTGTCAAAATAGGCTGTGGCGCCACGATACCAACTCAGCTTCCGGTACTCGTCAGTATTGGCGCCGCCAGTAATCCAGATGTATGCACCATCCCAGCTCTGATCAAACCACGAGGTCATGGCTCCGATGCCAGATACCGTCATGGCGTAATCCGGCCCGACCTGCGAGCTGACCAGGATGTCGTCGTCGTCCTTGATGACCGCCAGTGTCGGGCCAGCGGACAGGACAATCGTGTCTTGGAGGCAACGGCCATCGTAGGGGTGCTCGATGCCGTAGTGGTTGACCAGGAACACGTGGCCGAGGCTGTCAACCGAATAGAGGGCCGCGGTCTGCCTGACGGGAACAACATACGCATCGACACTATTACCAACGTCGGCCCCGATTGATTTCCCGAGGAGTAGCACACTGGACGGCTTCTTTGGCCCCAGGCCCGCTATCAGATACTCTCCCGCCAGGGCCGCCGGGCTAGTGACCCGAAGCAGGTCGCCACGATTAAAGGTGTACCCGTGCCACGGGTCTGACTCTGTGACGCCAGTGTCATCCTTGATGACGGCGTGTTCGCCTTCGGCGTTGCCGGTGTCGTCGTAGTCACCACTGACGCACTCGTAATCGGAGCGTTCCGCACACGTCGTGCTCGCGTACCGAATCCCGTTGTCATCATCCAGCAGCGTCCAGAGATTCGTCGTCCAACAGAACTGGATCGCCTGATAGGTGTGCTCGTCCTCCTGTCGCCGCCAGCGGATGCACTTGTTGAGTATGTCAACGCCGGCATCGACCGGCCAGCCGTTGGCCTCCGCTTCCTCGAACCAGGCCGCCACGCGCCCCTCGGGGTCCAGGGAAGTGATCTGTGCCCGTCGGCCCTCATCGTCCGCATCTGGCGAAACGCGCATCACCAGTGGCCCCTGGCTCGTCGCCCAAAAGACCATGTCGGCGTGAACGGCGATGCTGTGCTCCCAGGGTGTGCCCTGGCCGTGCTCGCTGATGGCGTCCACTTCTACCGTGCCCGCCGTGGCATCGTAGCGCAGCAGGTGAACCCCGTCGCGCATGATTGCCGCGACATAGTCACCGACCTCGGCCAAACCCATGAGCACGTCGCCGCGATTGGATAGCCTGATCGGCGACGCCAAGAATGATTCCGGCGCGAACTTGTCTGCCCGGCTGTGGTAGATTTGCTCGTCTGACCTGATATACGGCCAGGGGACCGTGTAACTGCGACGGATGTACGCCTCGACGTTGGTAAGGTTTTCGCCCGGCCCCGGCGAGTCTAGTTCGATCGTCGTGTTGCTCACCCGGCTGGAGATGGCGTAGGTGCCGGTGACGTCTTCGTCCGATGCCGTGATCACCAGTTCGTCGCCAGCCGCGAAGATGTAGTAGTCCCACGTCTGGTCGGCCGCCGCTGCCAGTCGCAGCGTGGCGTGCGTATAGGTCGTGTCGGCGGGCCGCGTGTAGAAGTTGCGCGAGTAGACGGTCGGGTCGTTGCGGACTTCGCTGGCCGCCCCGGCGCAGATGGTCACACCTTGCAGGCTGGCCACCTTGCGGCACATCGGCGGGTGATGGCCTGACAGGGTGTCGGCCGTCAGCTTGATGGTTTGTGCCCCGAGTGACGCATCCGACATCCGGCAGGCCGACCCCATGGCCGAGGGGCCGCGAGCGATGGACCGCGGGAACTTACTACCCGACGCCACGACGCGATGTTCCTGGCGGGCCGCGGCTACCTCAATCGACCGCTCAAGGTAGAACGTGCTCGCGTTAACCTTGGTCCGCCAGACCTCCAGGTGCGTCCACCGCTGGTGGAACGGGGGCGGCGTGTGGTGGCTGGCGGCCGCCGCGTTGTCGTGCAGAACAGTCTCTTCGACCTGAATCGAGTTCGTGGCCACCGCCGTCATATCGCGATCGTCGGCGTCCGTGCTGTCGTAGACGTTGACAAACCGCGATTCGGCGTCGTCGTCGATGTTCACGCCCCGGATCTGGATCTTGTAGTCGCCGGCGGACAGACTGCCCGAGCCTCCGCCCGTTACCGTGCCCAGCCAGGACTTGTTCCACAGCGTGTCGTCATCGCCGCTTGTTTCCGCGTTGTCGGGCTTCTTGGGGATGAGCAGACCAGCCAACGATGCGTCGTCCGAGACTTCACTGTCGCCCAGCGGTTCGTCACTCAACCGCACAATTCGCGTTGGCCAATCGGGGCTCACGAACATCAGCAGCCGCGTCGAGATTTGTGCGCAGTCCCACTCCGCGCCGAGGGCGTCATCCGTGCCCAGGTCAATGTAAAGCTGCCAGAGGCCGCCGTGCAACAGCCAGAACTTCCGACCGTTCGTTGCCCAGATGCCCCGCTTGTCGAACCGCTTCGGATACAGGATCGAAATCTTGGGCA